TGTAAAACGTGATAAATACGGCATTAGCACTTCCTATATGCTATAGGAACTGCATTAAGTTTATGCTAAAAATTCTTAAGCTGTATTTCAATATTCCCATTGACAATTACTATCTTGTCAATTATAGTCTTTAGTATCAAGTTCTTTTGTTTCTTGTCGACCTTATCCCAAATGTCGGCAAGTTTTTTTATGTTCTCATAAACAAACTCCTTTTTTTGTGTATTAATTGCGTTTTTGCTTTCAGCGGCAATGTTTAATTTCATTTCCTTAATCTGTGCTTCCAGTTCCTTAATCATTTCCAAGACAGTATCATTTCCGTCAGCATACAGATTATACAATCTTTTTAGCTTAATCTGTTCCTTTTCAAGCTGTGATTGCATAATTTCAAGTTTTGTCGCCTTTTCTTTTGGCTTGTAAGATGATAAATCAAGTGATATTTTAAGAATTTCTTCTTCTACTTGTTTCTCTATCTCGTCCGCCCATTCAAGCGAATTATTACAGCTTGCATTATAATTAGGCAGATATGAAAGTGATTTATTTCTTGAACAGCAATAAATCTTATGCTTTTCACTACCCCATTTTTGATAACGCATTTTGCAACCACAAATTCCACAATAACATAATCCGGTCAATAAATTAGGTTCAGTTATGCAGTAAGTTTTTGCTGAACACCTTGACTTTCTTAGTTCTAATCCAAGATTAAACCTATCTTTATCAAAAATAGGTTCGTGTTTTCCTTGATATATTTTGCCTTTGTAAGGTATCATTCCGATATTTACAACGCCGGTCAAAATGCTTCTAGTAACAAGTTCAGACTTAAAGCCACAAATTTCTTTAATTTTCGCATCTGAATAGCCAGATATGAACAATTCAAGACCTCTTCTTGCCTGTTCTGCACGTTCCGGGATAGGTATTAATATGCCTTGTTCCTTACTGTAGGAATAACAGTAAGGCAAATTGCCACCGCCCATCCAGTAACCCTGCTTAATTCTTTCAAGCATACCGCCACGCATACGCAACATCATAGTATTTTTATCAAGCTGTGCAAATACAGCCATCATCTGCGTGTAAGCCTGCTCCATAGGACTATTATAGCTTACACTATCGTGTACACATTTAAACACAACATTATATTTTTGAAATACTTTTTCAATTAGATATATTCCGTCAATCATATTTCTTGATAATCTGTCAAGTTTAAAAGCTACAACACAACTTACTCTTTTGCGGCTACAATCATTCACAAGCCTTTGAAGTTCTGGTCTATCCATATTTGTACCTGTGTAACCATCGTCAATATACCAATCTGTTATTACAAGCTCATTTTTTCTGCAATAGTTTTCAATATCCCTTTTCTGGCTATCAAGTCCGTTGCCCTCAACAGCCTGTTTTTCAGTGGATACTCTCATATAAGCAACACATTCCATATTTTTCTCCCTTATAAAAAAATGTGCCGCATTTATCACATTATACGGCACATTGTAACACATATTTACTTATTGTCAATTATCTCTGCGATTATCTTTAGTAAGCTGTCTGAAAGAGTTATGTTTTCTGTTTTCACACTCTCTCCGTTTTGAGTAACCTTAATCATTATATCCCTCCAACTTACTTATTTTCTTTTTGATTTTAATTATTTTGCGATTAACTGTCCTATCACACACGGACAGCCGCATAGCAATTTCCGTAATGCTTCTGCCCTGTGATAGTAACTTGAATATTCTCAATTCTTCTTCTGTAAAATTGGCATTTTCAATTATTCTTTCAAGCTCTGGCTTAGTCAGTTCTGAAAACTTCATAAGCCAATCTCCTTACTTAAACTTAATATGTTCTATTCCTGTTTCTTCGTAGAGCTGATTAACAAGTTCTTCCGCTGTGAATAATCCGTCATTGTAGTTATCTATTAGCACCTTAAGCTCTTTTTGCACTTTTGTTAATCTCTGCTGTCCGAAACCAAACTTATCGTGTAGTACCCATAAAATTAATATTAATGCTGATTCAAAATTTTTCTTCTGCTGTTCATTGCTAATTCTATTCATCTGAACACGTAACATTTGCTCCTTGAACTTTTTCTGTTCTGACTTACTCATACATACTCCTTATTTATCAAGTATTTTGACAATTTTCTTTATTATTTTTTGTACTGAAACTTGGTTTTGAACATTTTCTTCTAAAGCTTTTTGCATTTCTTTCAGAATTAAAGTGTGGATATGTATTGAGTGCTCTAATTTTTGTATTCTTTGCATAATTTCATCTTTCTCTTCTTCCATTTGTTCACCGCTTTCTTAAAAATTGATTATCATACCGCCATAAATGCTTGCTATTGTCATTCTTAAGGCTCTTGCCCCTTTCATAATCTGTCTGCCAACATTTTTGACATAATTGCCCTTGTGGTCTGTCAATAGGCTCTCCGCAGCGATAACACAAGTGATTTTCTTTGCGATATTCTTTTATATTTTGCCTATTTTCAGTTCTTTTTCTGTGGATAGCATTATCTTTGCTTTGACATATAAAGCACTTAGCTTTGCCCTTAACAGCTTTAGCCTTGCCACATCTAACACATATGCCAGCTTTTCTACGTTCAGCATATAAGTTTTTTGAATACTGTTTAAATGCTTCATTGTTTTTTCTTCGCTTATCATCACTCAATGGGTGATTAGCTCTATATACAGCTTTGTTAGCCAAGCATTCCGGGCATATCTTTTCATCACCTGCTAGCTTATTTTTGCGACACTCCGGGCAAATTTTAAACTGTTTGCAAAATTCTCTAGTTTCTCTACTATAAGCTGTTTGCTTTTCTCTACATTCTTCACAATAAAAACCTTTTCTATCAAGTGGCTTGCCACATTTAGGACACAATCCATTCTCTCGGCGGTAATTATATAATTTTTTCTGTGGACTAATTGGCGTTATTTCCACTTAAATCAACCTCTCATTCTGTCAATTCTATCTTGTACCTCTTTGGGTGCTTCAATATAGCCCTCTGAATCTTCTTTGTGACCGATAAGGTTGCTATTTTTGTCATTAAGTGTATTTATACCTCTTTGGAATTTTTGCTCGATTTGAGCCTTGTACGAATTTGCATTCGTTTTCTCAATAAGTGACTTGATATTGTCTGGCATACGATTGATTTCATTCGCACGCTTAACAACTGTTTCATAAGTTCTTAGAAAATTAGATTGTATAACTGTTTCTATTGTCTGATAGTCTGATGTAGCCCAGTTTTTGAGGTTATCAGGAATACCGACTGCTTGTCTGACTAACGGCGGTAGTTTGTTAAATTCTTCAACTGCCCCATAAGTACCATTCCTTAAAGCCTTGCTAACCAATCCCCACGCCGCCATTCCGTCAAGTTCCTGTGGTTGCGATACAAGTTTTATTTTTGCAACTATTTCTCCTACACTTGGTGCGAATCCGCTTGTATCAGATGTAACATATGCTTTTAAAGCTATTGATACTTGATTGTAGCTGTATTCATCTAACATCATCTGCCACACATCTACTGTTTCAGAAAGATTGTTAGGCTTGTAGTTTGGGTAGCAATCACACATAATGCGAATGATTTTAACTGTTTCTTCTCTTGTCAAGCATTCTCACCTGCCCTTACTGATTCAAGTGCTTTAAAAAACTCGCTACCTTTTATCTCTTCAAAGCCATTTTCGCAGGGAGTTAATGAATTATAGTGATTAGTACTCATACGCAAGTATTGTTTTCCATTGTATTTAAAACTTGTCCTTGAATAGCCACCCATTTTCGTTTCTTTGAAGTAGTCTCCACACCTCAAAGGATAAGCATTAATAACTATTTCCTTTTCAATACATTCATCTTGAAATTGCTTTAATATTTTGCAGCCTTTTTTAAACTTTCTCATACTTTGACCTGCAAACATTTTAGGCTTGTTTAATTGATTGCCAAATTTTTCACTATTTTCCTGTATATCATCAATATACAATTCGATATTACTTTTTGTATTTTCCTTAAACGCAACATTAACACTACCATTTCCACGCATATAATAATGATTTCCAATTATTCCTATGCGACTGAAAAAATCTTTGATAAATTCTCTTCTGCTTTTTTCTATTACTTCATCACGATGTAACTCTTTTAAATAATCTTCATTTGTAACAACATAAAATTTTTCCATTTTCATCGCTCCTTTATATATTATCCCAGTCAATAGCACCCTTACTAAAATTCTGATTGCCTTGCTTTTCGGAAACGACATTCTGATTAAGGTAACTCTCAAACTTCGTGCCAAACAGGGTATCTGGTCTTAAATATCTTTCCCTTTCAGTTCCAAGCCATTCATTAACTTTTTTATCTATGACTGTGTAAAAATCCCGTTCAGTATATCCCTCTTTGATTCTTGCCCCGATATGCTTTTTAGTATTAGGCGTATTGTATCTATATCTGGTATTACATCTGTTATTTAAGTAACTAATAATATTTATATATATATTATTATCTATATTATCTTTCTTTTTATTTACTATATTATTATTAACAGAAACAGAATCAGAAACAGAATCAGAATCAGTATCAGAAACAGATGTCTCCATAGGGTATGTATACCCTATGTATAGGGTATCGTTTTTAATGGAATCAACCATATCATTAACATATTTTCTAAATTCGTCAGATTTAATATGTTTGGCAACTCCTAAAACCCCTGCCAAGACTTTCTCTGATTTGCTCCAGTTATACTTATACCAATGTAATATCAGCACTTCTTTGGTTTCTGAATCAAACTTAATAACCTTATGTACCTTGTCAAACCTTTCTAATAGTCTGATAATAGTATCTTTGTTATAACCTGTCTGCCTTGTCATTTGCGAATAACTAACCTCGTAACACCCACATATATTTGTCTGTGGATTTGTTAGCAAATATATGTAGAAATACTTGTCCTCTGGCGTAAAATCATCTTCAACCTTGTTATCGGTCCAAAATGATAATTGAACATTTCTATATATTGCCATATTATTGCTCCTGTTCTTCAAGTTCTGTCACATTGTTACCTTACTAAATCGTTGATATTAACCCTAAATCCGTCAAACTCCTTGCCTTTGCTCCTATTGTAAGTAGCCGTATCAAAGAACATCAAGTTACCCTCTCTGTCCGTTGCCATGCTCACACCGTTCCTTGTAAGACTGCCTTTTAGCAAGTCAAGGACTATTTGTATTTCCTGTTTTGCATCATCTGTCATAGTTAATCTCCTTGCTTGATATTCAAATTCTTAAACATAGCACACATAACATCTACAACTATGCTGTTACCAAATTGCTTGTATAACTGCGTGTTGCTGTTTACTGCTGCCATTTTGGATATATCCTCGTCTGATACTCCCATCAGACGTCCGCATTCTCTCGGTGTTAGTTTTCTAATCCTATATTGTGGCTCAATCACAAGGTTATCTTTCTGCACACTCGTCAAGCAATTACTTGTGCCTTGCATATTTACCTCCAATCTCTGTTCTGTTGGGCTTCCCACAGTTCTATCTGACGGATTATCAGGATTTCTACCGCGCATAGCAACTATCTGACTTTCACACACTTTAATCTGTTGTGTACCGCCACCCTCAACTGTTGTAATGTTGGGGCAAAGTGCATTTTCATCATATACTGTGTTTGATTGGTGCTTGCCTGTGCCATTATCCATAAATCCTAATTGCCTTGCTTCAAGAATTTTCGGTTCTTGATTGCCACCTTGCATTGTACTCAATGTCGGACTACACCCCCCCCCACATCATAAATTCTGTTGGTACTCTCAAATTTTGCTTCAAGAGAGCCTATTACATTTACATCTGCCATAATTACTCCTAAATCGTGTTTTTCAGCTTTTACACACCGGGAAATACCCCCCCGATAATGCCTTTTTGAAATCTGTCTGAAACTTCTGTATATATGCTTCCTAATACTTCCATTCAATTACTCCATTCATAGATTGATTCCCAAAACCTTTATAATCCCTCGCCATAAGAGTTGTTGCAATATCAATTTGCTTTTCAATCTGCGTTGCTTGATTGCTTAACAACAAGGTTTCCGTCTGACCGCAAGTTTGATATTCCACAGTCGTATCTTGCTTTGATACAGTTTGCAACTTCTCTCTGTTGTGGCTTATCGATTGTTCCGTCAACGCAAGTCTGCTCTGCTCTGCTCTGCTCTGCTCTGCTAGGGATTGTATCTGGTAATGTGCCATTGTCAATTAGCGTCTGAATAAGCTTTTGAGCCTTTTCATTGTTGATGTAATACTTTTCATCTACATTATCCTCAAGATAGTCTTTCAACTTCTTTTTGAGTGGTATAGGCTGTGAAAAATGGTAATTGTACTCACCCAGGAATGAAAACATAAAACATCTTTCACGATTTTGTGCTACACCGTAATTTTTAGCATTTAAGTCTTGATAGTAATTTGTGTAACCTAGGCTTTCAAGGAAATCTAGCCACTTTCTAAAGTCGGGCATATTATCCCGACTATGTACCTGTGGCACATTCTCCATAAACAATATCTGCGGTAATTCTCCGTTGCTATCTCTGATTTCTGTTAGTATTCTCTCAACTTCCCACAGTAGACCGCTTCTTGTACCACTACCCTTAGACATTCCGGCTTGTTTTCCGGCAACTGATAAATCCGTACAAGGGAATGAGTAAGTAAGTAAGTAAGTGAATGTATTTGTGTCACAGATACTCAAATCTTCTGCATGGACTTTTGTTATATCCATTGTAGGAAAATCTGTACCATGTACTGCGTTATAGCTTGCAATAGCGTACTTATCAAACTCCACAACTCTGTAATGTTCAAATTTTGCACCTATCCGTTTTAGTGCCATTGCCTGACTTCCGTAGCCTGCGAACAGCTCTATCAATCGGATAGGCTTTGTAATGCTAATAGGTTCTCTTATGTAGTCGAATAAATTTAATTGTTCTTCCATTCATCATTAAAAGGAAACCTCGGTTTTATGTCGCGACAACCTATTCCTTTCTTTGATTTTTAGTTATTGTTATACCTTTTTCTTAATGTGTTTTGCACCTTATTCATACCCTTGAAACCACCGACAATAAAAGCTATTTCTGCTCTATTTTCCGTTGCCTTTGTTTCTGCTTCCATATCGTGTAGTCCGTATTCAGTCTGAATAATTTCATTTGCAGTAATTCTTTTCAGAATTTCTTCGCATTTCTTCTTGCTTAAAATCTTCATTCTACTTCGCTCCTTTCAGCCGTTCGGCTATCTCGTCAATCTTTTCTTCCTCTAAGATTGTAAAAGCATATTCTTCCTTGATAGCTTTTATAGTGTCATCAACAGCCTCATTGTAACCAACTGAATATCCGTGTTCATACCCAGCTTTTCTATTTTCTTCTAACATTCTTGTTATAAAGCTAAAATCAGCTTTATGGTCTTTTTCATTCATCATTACCACCCACTTTCAATAAATCCATAAACTTCTCATACTGCTTCTGTGACACCTTGTTATTAGCCTTATCTTCTCTCAATTCGATTTTAAGGTGCTTTTCCGCAATATTGGATAATTCCCTTGCAAGGTTCTTTCTGCCCTGCTGTATGCCCTGTAAATATCCTTTAGGTGCTTTTCTTTCGCCTATCGAACCACTATCACGATTTTCACCCTGTCCGCCAATGCTAACATTCCTAAGCTGATAACCCTTGTCAGCATACAGCTTGATGTAATACTTCTCTTTTTCGTCAAGCTGGCTTTCGGGAAAATTCAGAAATTCAACTCGCCAACCATAAGGATTTTTCTCTTTATCATACAGCTTATGTTTGCGTAAACTAAGGTCTATGTGCTGTTCGTAGCCTACAAGGTGGCTTGCCAATCTGCTAAGTGTATGTACCGCCTGTCCGATATACGCATACTTAAAGCCGTTTTCATCTTGTCGGAGTAGAAAATATATTCCACTTTTATCATTCAGTTTTGGGTTCAGCTTCAACAGTCGCTTTTTATTTTCCTGTTCTATAGCCTTGGCTCTTGCTATATTCTGATAGTTCAACTGTTATCACCTGCCTTTAGCTGTTCCGCAAGCTCTTCCAGCTTAAACATATTGTCAGCAAAGATAAGCCCTGCATCTTCAACAGCCTTTGCAAAATCGTCAATAGCCTTATTTCTTACATCATCAGCTGTTACAAACTCACAGTTAAAAGTACTGCAAGTTCCTGTAGTATGATGTATACATTTATTGCAATCTCTATCCATTAATTTTACCTGCCTTTATTATCTTAATTGCCCTTTCTAAACCTCTTTGAAAACTATCATCATATTCTGCATCAAGGCAAGGGCTGACTTCTTCAACATATTTGTCAAAATCTGCGTATGATAACTCTCTTTCGTCTTCAAGCTGTTTCACAACCTTATCAATATCATTAACCGTTAATTGTTCTGCATTTTCTTCAACAAGGTTATTTTCCGTTGCGGTTCTTGATTTAAACGGGTCTACGAAATTATCAATAGGTTTAGCTCCCATACTAAAAGCTGACGGTTGTTCATTAATAATAGTTTCAAGTATTTCAGATAAAGCCTTATCGATATAATTCTTTTTGTGAATATCCTCAATTAATTCATCTGCATCAATCAGTCTCATACTCACACCTCTTTAATTAAATGGTAATCCCTCATCAGCTACATTGTCTGGAATTGACATAAAGCTGTTTAAACTAGCATTACCGCCCATAATTCCGTTATTGTTATTGTTCTGCTGATTAGCACGACTTTCGCAAAATTCGTGTCTTTCAACAACACAATCATTAGTGTAGACTTTCTGTCCGTCCTTGTTAGTGTAGTTGCCTGTCTGCCATCTACCCTCAACGATAATCTTAGTTCCCTGATGTAAATACTTCTCTGCAAACTCTCCATTCTTACCAAATGCGATACAGTTAATAAAGTCTGCTGCCTGTTCGCCCTCTTTCTTGAAAGTTCTGTCAACAGCTAATGTGTATCTTGCTACTGCCATACTTCCGTTTGCTGTCTGTGAATATCTAATCTCTGGCTCTCTAACAACTCTCCCACATAGGATTACACGATTCATCTAATTTTCCTCACTTTCTAATAACTCTTTATTGTCAAATATGTTGCCGATAACTTCTATTGTGTCGTGTTTTTTGCTTTCTGAGAGCATTGCGAATACTGAACATTGGTAACCGAATCTTGCATACTCTTTATCATATTTAACAATGCCGCAATTTTCCCTTTCTTCATATTTTGCTTCACTGCTGTATAAGTAAAAATTTCTTTTTACAATATCATTCTCCCAAATCAGCTTGCCGTTCTTGTCTTTCAAGCCTGTGCATTGGCAGAGAGTTTCAGAATCACACGCCCATTTACTTCCTTCCTTTTCCTCTATTGCACATCTACCTTCTTGTAGTGCTATAAGCAACCCAGCGCGCCATATAGAGTTGCAATCCTTTGCTTTGAATAAATATCTATCGTTCATGCTCTCTCCTATTCCGCTTCTAATGCTTCTGATTGAAGCCATTTTAAAACACATTCTTTACAACTATCTTTTTCAAACATTCTTTCGCAACTACTCACTTCAATATGGTCAATACAAGAATCGAAAAGTATATCTGCTAAATTCCATACCTCTTTCAAATGCTTCTATTTTTATATCCACATTGTATGCTTTGGATAATTCAATGTATGGTTCACTTTCTACATCCCAAGCTGCTCTAAATTCCACGGCAATACAAGTATTTCCATCTTTTCTTTTCCAGACATTTATGTCGTTTGGCTCAACAAAGTTTCTGCGAGTGCCTTTTATATATGCAGTCTTTTCGACATATATAGTTCCATCTTCTCGGTCTATCTCAATGGCTTCTTTGTCAAGTTCTTCTCGCATATCAAATTTTGGTTCTCTAATGATAACTGTTTTCCAAACTTGAAGATTGTCAGCTAGAAGATTAAATACATCTTCCTGCTTTCCTCTGATTTTTAACATTCCCTCGCACCAGTTTGGCATATCAATTCTCCTTTCTAAAACGGACACTCACTAGGATTTTTCAAATCCCAACTTTTCCCAGCTTCCGCAACGTCCACATTCGCCCCATAAGCAACTTTTTTCATCTTCTCGATAAAACTATCTCTATCAGAATTTTCACTTGATAGATGGCACATTATGACGTTCTGCAAGATATCTGAATCGTTAGCTCTAACAAAATCACAAGCGGTATCAATGCTTAAGTGACCTCTGAATACGTGATTAGCTTTGCCTGTATCCCTGTCGATTAAATCCTTGTCATAATTCACACCTAAGAGAATGTGGTTTATGTCTTTAAACTTCCATTTGATTAATTCACAATCGGTTATGTAAAGCATTCTCCCCATTTCCTTGTGAGTAATCAGAAAGCCAAATATCGGGCAAGGTTCGCCATTTGCGTCTGTATGTGTCCACCTACCATCTACTGTTGTTAGGTCAAACGCTCTTACAGTAAAATAAGAATTTGCTAGAAACTGATTCATAAGTAAGGCTTTGTATGGCTCACATATAGGAATACCCATAGTTTCAAAATCTTTTACTGACTTGCTGTGGTCAAGGTGTTTATGGGTGCATAACACACCCACAATACCTTTAATGTTCCAATCTAAGCCTTTTTTAATCTCCTTAATCGGTATTCCGCAATCAAGGATAAGTGTTTCTCCGTTGTCTGCCTGCACCAGATAGCAATTTCCTGCTGATGATGAGCCTAAGCAAGTTAATTTCATACTTCCACCTCATCATCTTTCGGGAACTGGAAATAATTCTGTGTCATCTTATCAAAATCAGTTTCCGACAAACATCTTACGAATGAAGCACCTTTTTCGGTGTTTATTATTGTTTTAAGAAAAGCGACCTTTTCGTGCTGCTCTCTAAGCATTTTCATGGCCTTTAAAGCCTTTTCTTTGCTTGAATACTCTGCAATAATTCCATTATAGATTTCATATGGCGGTGCTACGCATTCTCTGCAACAAGCAATTTTGTTATCTTTTGTTATTCCAAACACAAATTTCTCATAAGGCAAATCAACATTGCCATTTTGACTAATTATTCTCATGCTTATTGTCTCCTTTGGCTATTTCTAATATATCTGTAAGAGCAATAGTCCTATTAACAACATCCTTTCCTAGTCTTTCAACAAGTGTCGAATAAATGCAGCCAAATTCAGCCAACACTCCTTTTGCGTCTCCCTTTAAAATTACTTTCCCTTTTTCGCTTTTAATCATGTTACATTCTCCTTTCTATTCTGCCTGCATAAATGGTGGCAATGTGCTGCCTGTTTGTTCTTCGGTTGCTTCTGTTGCTGTTGTATCAACATCTTCCTTGAACTCAACTGAATTGGCATTATCGGATATTTCTCTCGTTACCTCTGCCTGCATATTCTCAGCCGAATAACTCTTGTCTGTAAAATCTCCGTCAATAATCTCATCAGAAGTATATAATCCCATTGAAATTTCCGGGCAGTATCTTCTTGAAAAGAATGAGGCGGCACGATATGCAAGCATTACCTGTGGCATTGTTTTCCATTTGCTACCATTCTTGCCAACCCAACCCTCGGCAACTGCCATATCCATATCAACTACTGGTCCGTCAATTCTTTCTCCATTCTCAAATGCGTAGCACATACAACTAAAAGGCTTTCCGTTTTTATCTGCTTTTTCCTCAAAATGTAAACTGCCGTCATACTTGTGGCTAGTGTTTATCATTCCGATAAGTGCTTTTGCGTTCCACCCAGGTTTACCCTGTATTACATCAAGGTTCTGCATTACTAAAAATGGACTTGTTTTCATTCTGATTGCAAGGTCAATCGCTATCATACAATTAGCCTCGCTTTTCTGATACTCTCTTGGAACTAATGTTGACTGCGATAATGCCTTTGCCATTTGATATGCCATTGTAAAATTATCGGATGTACCGAAAATTCCAAGACTAAAGTCCGTTACCTTGTTAATGTGCTGTACTGCTGTTTCTTCTTTCTTTTCCGCAACTGCTGTATTCTCTGCCATAATTATTCCTCGCTTTCTACTTTCTTCTTAATTCTTCAACTAACTTCATCAGATTTAAAACAGTATCTTCCAACTTGGCAATCCTACTATCTAATTCCCTGTACTTAGATGTGCTTTCGGACACTTTTTCAAATCTTTCTAGTTCAAAATCTTCCTTACGAATGTGTGATGATAAAGCTATAATCTGTTTCCATATATCTTCATAAAATGCACCGTATGTTGTATATTCATCAATCTCAAACCGGACTTTATCAGAATATGAATTAAATCTATTTTCCGCCTTTGCGATAAGACTTGAATTCATATTATTAGCATTAAGCATAGCTGTTACGCTTGTAGTATTTTGCTCTTTTGCAAGTTTAGATAATGCAACTCTTAGTTTGCTTGTATTTACAATTACAATATCCATAGCTTATCCCTCCACAATCTCTAATTTCTCGCTATCATTAACAATCAGCATAATCAACTGGCTATCTATCATTTCAGCAACTTTCTTCTGATTCCGTTCATCTAAGTTCTCTACATCGTCAAGAATGATAGGTACTGATATTCCACTAATCTTCTGAATAGAATTGCAAATATCAACTCTGCCTAAAATCCTGTTGCCCTTGTTAGACATAGTTGTTAAAATACTCTTTCCGTCAACTGTAGGTATGCAACAACTCTTGTAACCACCAGACTTTGTATAAGTAAACAACTGCCACTTAACTAACCCAAAATGGCTGTTTACTGCTTCTGTCAAGGTTTCGTTCTTTGTTTTGTCTAATTCGTCAAGTAAATCAATAATTTTCTCGGCATTAGCCTTATTCTGTTCGCTATCAATCCTTGCCTGTTTTAATTCTTCAAGTCGCTGTTCATCTGCTGCCGTATCAGACTTTGTAATCTGACTTTCGCATTCTGCTAACTGCTGCCTTAAATCTGTTTCCTGTGCCTTTAATTCAGCTTTGACTGCTAAAATATCATTAGCTTTGTGCATAGCCTGTTCCTTTTCGGCAATCTTCTGTTCAAGTGCCTTATATTCCTCGGTGGCTGATACATCAATTTCCTGTGGAAGTTCTGATAACTGCTTCTCAAGTTCTGTAATAGCTGTATTCAGCATTGCAAGACTCTTTCTATGTTCAACAAGTTCATTTTCAAGGCTAGCAATAGTTTCACTTTCCTTATCTAATTCACCCTTCGCATTGTTTCCGAGATTTGTTATTTTCTCAATTTCTGCTGCCTTTTTGCTTTCAAAGTCTGCCTTAATCTGTTCTTTTTTATCTTCTGGATATTCCTGTCCGCAATAGCTACAAACAAGATTGCTCTCGTCAAATTTAAGGCTGTGCGTGTTCCTATATAGATTCCTATAACTTTCAATGCTTTCATTAAGCACAACAGAATGGTGTTTACTGCTATCAATCTGGTTCTCACAATCATCAATAGTCTTTTCTGTCTGTCTAACAAGAAACTGCTTATCAGAAATCCTGTTCTCAATATCTCTCCTAGTCTTAACATTATCCACATTAGCTTTGCGTGACATATCACTAAGTTCAAACTTCAAGTTAAGGACATCTGAACTAGCCTTGTCATATTCAGCTATCAACTTGTCATTGTCGGTCTGCTTTGCCATGCAATCAGCAATCTGCTCTTTAAGGCTGTTCTTCTGTAATTCAAGGTTAGATACTTCAATAGCCTGTTTAAGCTGTATATCTCTTTCCTTTTCCTTAATCTGTCCGTCAAGAATAGGTAAATCCTTTGTAATCTTGGTCTTTGTAGCCTTATTCATAGCGGATAATTCCTCAACTGTATATTTATTAAGTAAAGGAACTAACTCGGCTAATTCGGCTTTCTGTGAAGCTATATCAAGGTCTGTAACATCGCCTACAAGCCCGAATAAGTATTCTCTCATTTCTGCCGGCTTCTGATTAAGAAAAGCATTTACATTACTACACATCTTGAATGCATTCATATCAGCATCAAGGTATGTGTTGAAATCCTTTAAAGTCTTAGGCACATCATTGATAAAGTACTCGTTATCGTCCTTATAACTGCTGCCATCTTTGCTGTAAGTACGCTTCTGCACTTTCTTCATAGTTATTTCTTTTCCGTCAACATCAAGTGTAAGTTCAACACTTGTATCCATATCATCAACGGACTTTCCGTCAACCTCTCGTCTGACAACCGGATTATCCTTTAATTCATAATCACAGTTAAACAAGCACCACAGATAAGCTGTGGCGATAGTTGACTTACCTTTACCATTCTTAGCCATAATCTTTGTTAAGGCGAACAAATCAAACTCTGCGTGTGCGTAGCACATAAAGTTTTCAAGAACTACCTTTTTTAAAACTACTCTTTCCATAAACATATCCTTTCCTTATTTATATATTCATAATGAATACATCATCTTCTATTGAGAAGTTATCAACTGTCTTATCTGCCAGATAATGCCGTCTGTCAAGTTCATCAAACGTGCCATCAAATATAACACCTTGAACTGGATGCCATACTTGACAACGCTTTTCATTATCTGCTGCCATAGCAGCTAATTCCGAAACTGTAATATCACTATTCATCAGCATTCTCCTTTTCCTCTACAATCTCAACTCTGCCTACTGATACCTCATAAGCTACTCTGTTTTCGATTTTGTCTTCACTTATCTTCTTTGTATAAGGTCTTGACTGAAACCTACCTGTCATTTCTATATGTGTTCCTACTGGCAAGTGACCGACAAACTTAGCTGTTCTGCCCCAAGTTATGCAAGGTATATAGTCTGACTTGCCATATGGTCTGTTAACAGCTATGAGAACATCTGTTATTTCTCTTCCAAGTGGTGTTACTCTGTAATTAGGTTCTTTACAGATAAAGCCTCTAAGAACTACATCATTATCAAAAGGTGGTTCTGCCTCGTTTTCATATATCTCTATATTTTCAGTAAAGATTGCTAATATCAGCTTACTTTTTTCACCTATATGCTCATTGTAGCTTCTTATTCTTCCTGTAATCATTACGCAAGCACCTGCTTTTAATTCGTTCATATCTACAATTCTTTCAGATATAAGGACAGGAAGTGTATCTACTGCTCCGCTAACCCTGTCAATAGAAATCATCATCTTAAAGAATTTTTCTCCAAAAACTTCGTGATTGAAGACTGGCTCTTCTGCAACTAACCCAAAAACTGTAATATTGTTATTTCTCTCTTTCATCTTTAGTTCTCCTCTCTTTTTTCTACAAATCCAACAACTTTACCGCCATCAATAACTGTATACATATCCTTTTTCTCGTACATATCAATGCAATCTTGTACTGTTATTACTTTCTCGTTTACCTGTTTCATATTGTTCTTTCCTTTCTTCTACATTAGTTCTTATTGTTGCAATAACGGCACAAACTGTTGTGAGTATTATGCCGAATATTATTCCTGCTATAAAACCTAGTATCATAGCTTATATCTCTCTTTCATTATCATAGGCAGTTCGTAGCAGTCGATATAATCGTGAGTGTCTGCTATGTACTTCTTTTTCAGTTCACTCAAACCACACCCGAATTCGTGCCTTAACTGCCCTAAAATGTCATTTACAACTACTCTTCTTAAGAGTTCACAATGCTTATTTCTTCCTAAGAGGTAACTTGTTCTTCTGCCAATGTGTGCCAGGATTTCAAGCTTTTCTACCTCATTAATCTGCTCTCTTTCGCCTTTTTCAGAAATAATAAATATCAATCTGCTAAAACTCCTTTCTAATTAATAAGCTGAAATATCATTTGCGCAATAAATAATATTGCTGATAAAATCCATAAATATTCAGCTATCTTGCTGTCTCTCTTTGCTTTCTTGTATGCCGCAATAGAGACTTCTAACTTGTTTCTTTCCGCTATCATTCCCTCTACTGATATGCTATATTGTGGTGTTGCTTGTACTTCCTTTTCCATAAACTTCTCCTTATTTTAAAAATTGTGATATAATCCTCTTATCTTTTTATAGGAAAGAGGTGAAACCTTGAAAGACTTCAACGATTTTAAAAAGTTCGTCAATGAAAATGGTGCTAACATTCACTCTTCTATTCATCAAAAAGTTATGAAAAGCGCTAATAGCAATAACTTTGCTGATGAGGGTGAAAAGCACGAATTCATTAGACGTGCGTGGGTTGAAATTGGTGTTATGGAAATGCTGGAACATTACCATAACTGGCTCAATCAAGATTAAAAGCTGATTTGCCAACTTCACCCTGATACTCTTTATCTTCCTTGCTTGTCAGTTTCTTTAAGTTCTCATTCAGTTCTGCAAGCAAGGAATTTCTCTTTTTCTCAACTTTATTAATTGAATTAAATTCATTATCAATAGCATATGGCTCACCTACCTGCCATTCTCCGTCAATAAATGTTATTTCAATAGCAACATTCTTGTTATTGTAGAATTTCATAACAATCACATCTGCCATTGAACCATCATCAGAAACAGCAATCTGTTCATATGCTTCAAGAAACTTAAAACCCTGTAACATATTAAATTCGTCTATTCTGTCCATATATAATCTCCTTATGCACAATATTTCATAGCATATCTCTTAACAATATTCTCGAATATTGCCTTAAGCTGTGGCTTATCATAAATAACAGCAATCTTAGTTGTTGCCACTTTTATAGCTGTCTTGGTATTACCTGCCTTTTCCATTCTTGCCACCTTGTTATCCTGTAATCTCTTAAGACTACAATGTGCGGTCATTTCCAACTCGCCGTAAAGCTGATTGTAAAGTGCCTGATAATCAATGCCACTTTTGATAGATATTTCTCTCACTTTGGCATTAATATCATTCTTCCAATCGCCGATAGGCTCTATGAAAATTTCTTTCATATTGTTAACAGTTGTTTCAACCTTGGCTATCTGTTCTGCCTGTTTCTTCTGCTCTATCTCTGCCTTGTTCATACTTTCAACAAGCATATTCATAAGTCTAAGCTGTGGTGAAAGCTGTGATACATCAATAGCTTTCTGCTTAACTCTTTCTTCTACTGTTGTGAAGTATTCCCTTGCTTCTTCTGCCTTTTCTGAATTACCTTTAACAGATAACTTCTTGGCGAAATGAGCTGTGAGCTTATAATCATCTCTCTTTACTATGCCACCTGTCGGTGTCTCGACATCTATGTCGAACCGCCAATAATCCTCATTTTCTGTGGCAAATTCATTATCTGTAATATTGCTTTTCGCCCACCTTGAAAACTGCCCTTGTGCTAATCCTAAGAAGTTGTACAGTTTTCTTGCTGTTGTCATCCCCTCACTATCAATATCAAGGGCAACTTCAATAGGTGTTCTAAGCTCTATCGTCTTGACTTCATTCATTAGGTTGCTCCTTTCTGAAAGTTAAATGTTTTGAACTTCTAAAGCAAAAAAATAATCCTGTATATCATCTTCTGATAAATCTAATAATTTAATTGCTTTTAAAATTTCAATCTGTTTCCAAGGTCGCTTGCCTGTCATTTTAAGCGATAAAGTCCTGTCCGAACAGCCAAACGCCTTGGCAAAGTCCGTCTGACTTCCGTACTTTTCAATTATGCGACCTCTTAACTTACTGTAATTAAAAGCCATTCCAATTCTTCTCCTTTCTCCGTTTTTTGTTCAATGTTTTGAACTAATTGTATAATAGCATTATTAAATTAATATGTCAATAAAAAGTTCAATATTTTTTACTTTTTTAGTTTTACATCTTGAACTTTTGTTCAAATAATGGTATATTATCAACAGAAAGGAGGATAACTAAGATGAAAGAGAATACGTCAGATAGGCTTAAACAGCTAATGAATGAACGGAAGTTAAAGCAAGTTGATATTTTGAATTTATCATTACCATATTGTAAGAAATACAATATCAAGATGAATAAATCCGATATTAGCCAGTATGTATCAGGCAAAGTTGAACCTAGCCAAGAAAAGCTAGTTGTCTTAGGAATGGCTTTGAACGTGTCAGAAGCGTGGCTAATGGGATTTGATGTTTCACCAATCCGTAAGGATAATTCAAAAGAAGCTGAAAAAGATGTTGATTTACTTTGGAAGTTTTCTATGTTAGAGCAAAGAGATAAAGAAACAATATTAGATATGATAGATGTTATGTTATCTCGAAAAGAAAAGAAGTAGGGTTTTATCCCCACCTCTTCAAGAAATTTTCTATGAATGAATACAGGTACTCTAATGTGCCTGTATTTTCTATTTTATTTATGAGTTCTATTAACTTATCTCTGTAATTTTCCTCATTACTGTTATCCATAAACCTGCACTCCCCTCTCTTGCCCTTGCACGTTTGATAGCGATACGATTATTATAGAACACACGTTCTATCGTGTCAAGTGTAGCGGCGATATTGCCAACGCCAATCAAACAATATCGCCTGCCAGAACTTGAAAATGTTTAAGGGTCTTTTCTCAAAGACAAGTTTATTATACATTTATCGTTAGTATATTTCAAACACTTTCGGTCGTGTTATTCTGACACTATTCGACAACTAACTGGAACTTGTCGATAGCATTACCCATAACACCTGCATATCCGTCCATTCCGTTAGATGTTTCATCATCTATCTGCTCTGGATAGAAGTTGCGGTTGTTGAATACAGATACCATATACTTAGCATACTTCCAAGGCTCACCCTCTGGTGTATAGTAGATGATTTCTACGGCATCTATCGGTGTTTTCTGGTCGCCTGCAAAGCCGTTGTTGAAATCATTATAATTGAAATCTGTAACATAAGGAAGCCAATCACCGCCCTTTAAGTGAACTCTGTACTTAACTGAACCTCTGCTAACCTTGATAATAAGTGCTGTGATAGCTTTATTGTCGCCTGCACCAGCCCAATCTTCTCTGTCCTCTACTTCACCCCACCACCTATCTGTATAAGCGGCATATGTAGCATATACGTGTTCATCTGTGTTATCCTCTGTATTGTCTTCTTCGCTGTTATCTTCTGTATTATCTTCATCATTATGAAAGCCATAAAATTCTGATAAGTCGCAAACTCCGTCTACACCGTCAATTCTTGCGCTAGAAGTATACTGCCACCCCGCAAGATAATGGTCGATACTGGGTGTCTTATCCGCATTAACATCATCATTTAACTGCATTTCATCATAACCTAAGTAGTAACGTGCAATCCAGAACGGACAATCTAAGTCGCTAGGGTTTGTATAAGGCTTGATGTAGCTACCATAGAATGATAAGCCAGTATATACGCCAAAGTTATATCCTGCACCCTCAATAACCTCTTTATATGCCTTTATAATGTCGATAAGCTCTGAACCTAAGTTCTGCATACATTCATCTTCAACGTCCATCCAAACTGTTACCTTACGTCCGTCAAGCACTTCAAGTACTCTCTTAGCCGTTGCAACCGCTTCTTCTACTGTCAGTGTGTATACATAGTTATATACACCGCAGATATGCACACCTGCTAACTGACAGCCTTTCCAGTTATTTTCAAACTGCTTATCTGGGTCAAAATCACGTCTGATAACCTTAAGGACAGCGTGAGTAAGTCCTGCCGCCTTAACTCTATCCCAGTCAATATCACCATTCCACGCTGAAAAATCTCCACACTTAATCATACTAAAATACCTCACTTTCTACTGTTCCTGTTATATTTATATCTGAACTAACTATGTTATCTTCTGTGCTGTATGTTGCCTTGTAAGTGTTTTTAACACCATCAAGAAAGCTCTTAAGCTCACCATCTAGTGCTGTATCATTTGCTAAGTATGCCGCAAAATCATTGAAGCTAGCTGACATACTAACTGTGCCACTTTCGCTTATTGTGGCTGACAGATAAGCTACCTGCTTAAGTGTTCCGTCTGAATTTTGAACAGATAATGTTCCGTTCTTCTGAATTGATGAGTTGATGTCTAACATTGTGTTTTACCTCCTAATTTGTATTAAAAAAGGACACCCGAAGATGTCCTTAATTACTTAATTGCTTTTCCAATTTTTTAATTCGCATATTCTGTGATTGTACAGTTGCAACCAAATCCGCTATTAATTCATCATAACGTAATGCATATCTTGCTGTTAATTCTTTAGTTGTGTTTCCGTCTTCATCCGAAACTTGTATCTCGTAGTTATCGTCATTAACTTTTTTATCTATAAATAACCCCCAATCGCTATCGCCCATTTTTTCTTTAACTTCTTGTGCAATAAAGCCGTGGTGCAATCGGTTGGAAGTACCATCTTTCATCCTAAATTCGCTTGGAATTAAGCTATATATAAAGTCAGCAGTCCGTTCTATTTCTAATGCCTTAATATCTTTTTTTACATTTCTGTCGGAGTCCGAAGCTATTGTACCAATAAAACCGCCCATTGCAGTAATTGAATACTTAGCAATCATAGAACCCATTAAAGAAACTTCTGTCTGTGAGTAAAAATTTTTAGAAGTATCATTATTATAAATTCTAACATTTGTTGCAACTTGCGTATCCGAATTAGGATTGTTGCAATAAAAGTTTGCAATTTGAGGATTACCATCATTGCCTACATTAAGACCTTTAATTGCAAATAGATTACCATAAACACTCAAATCTTGAGTTAGCATATTGCCATTGCCGTAAACAGTCCACAGAGGAGAGAGTTTTTGCGGATTATTCCCTGCTTGAATTCCTTTTTGAATAGAATATATCCAAGTATTATCGCCGGAATTTTGCTGATAAGGTGATATCCACACGCGTCTTAAGTATCCATCATTTGCCAAAGTGTCCGCTTGCAAATATCCTTTGATGTTCCAATCTCCAATTTTTCCGCTTGTTAAATATCCAGTTCCAGTTATAATAGCGTTGCTTGCATACATCAATCCATCTGCTCGAACATACCATTTTTCTTTCCAATTTTCTGATATTGAACTTCCTTCATTTGTTAATGTAGCGAATACCCAGTCCGTTCCTTTTGATGGAGTTGTCATACCTGCCCAATACTTGCTATCTGACGTAGTAGAATTAATAGAATTATTAGCTATATTCCACTGCGCAATCTTTCCATAATTCGCAATTATATTATTACTTGTTATTGTTCCGTCAGCAGTAATGCTAGTGTTCGTACTGCTTAACGTAAACCTGTTACCGCTTAAGTTAAGACCGCCCCTTGCAGTAATATTTATTGTATCTGCAATAGCCTCTATAGCACTCTTAAGCTCACCTGTTGCTGGGTCTTTCTTGATGTATGCTTCAAGGCTTGCAGTAGTAGCATAGCTTTTAAGGCTTTTCTTTGTAGCGTAATTATTAGACACTTCCAGCTTAATGCTATTGCTTTCCTTGGTTATTGCTTGTGTTATAGCGTTATTCATAGCTTCTGTAGTGCTATAGCCTGTAAGAGTATTCTTTGTTACATAGGTTGTGGAAATTTCACTCTTGATACTATTGCTCTCTGCATTAACTGCTTGTGTAATAGCATTATTCATCTGTGTTGTTGTACTGTAATTATCTGTCAGATTTTTCTTTGTCTGTGTCAATTCTGTTGATATGCTATTAAGATTAATCTTAAGGCTAGCGTTCTGATTAAGCATATAAGCTAATTGCGTGTTAGATACCTCTTTCCAGCCCCAATTGCCTTTATCATCTTTAACCCAACGCCAAGTTTTTTGAGCTGTTTCGTTGTATGCTATTGCTCCGTGATGTTTAGCATATTCATCATTGCTGTAAGTCCATGTAAGATTATCACATGGAAATAAATCATCTGACGGATAAATGGGTATAAACCAGTCAACAGCTGGATAATTATCTTTGTTAGGTGTTTCTGTTACTGTATACACCATAAAATTATCGTTCGTTTGTTTGTATAAGTCAGATAACGTAATTTCGTAGCTATCTAACTTCTGATTAACAGTAGAAAACTTAGTCTGAATGCTTTCAGTATCAACATTGCTAGTCCACCACAGTTTGTTAGTGATAAAATCACTAGCAACTTTCATCATACCGCCCCATTGCGTGTAATCCTTGTCAGCGCCAGTCTTGATAGCTTGCATAATAACATTAAGTGTCTGTCCCTCGTTGTCCAGATAAATTTTATTGCTCTTAAGTGTATGTGTGTTATCGTTATTGATAACATTGAATAGCGTTTCAATATCTAACTTGCTTGCATTGATATTAGCATTATCTTGAACAACATCATCACGAACAACTTTTCTTGTAACGCCTTTTTCAGTAAGTCCTAAGGCATCAAACATAAGATTGCCAGCTTTATCCCAAACATACATATTGTAGTCTGAATTAGCGTCTTTACCTATTTGAACTCTTATTCTGTCAGTATCTTTGATGATGATTGTATTGTCTTGCCAATAAGACATTCCATTTTCGCTATGAACCTTAAATTTAGTAGTGTTAAGGTCAAGTGCTGTAATCTTGCTCGCGGCTATGCTGTCAATCATAGCATCCTTAATCTGTGCATTGCCAATAACACTTACAACTGCATTAGCAAATTCTGTTGTTAAGCTTTTACCTGTCGCAGAACCAAACATTAAAGTCTTAATGTCTGCTACGTCTGCGTTTAATACACCTACATGTGCATAATCTGCCTGTAACTTAGCAATATTAGCTTCATTAATCGTTGCCTTATTTGCTGTTAAAGTAACAATAGTTGCTGTGACAGCTTCAATCTTATTAGCTTTTAGTTGGTCGATATACGCTTGATGTGCTTTTAAGTTCTCAATATTAGCCTTAGTTATATCAGCATTTTCAATAACCGCCTTGTTAATTAAGACTAAATCGGCGTAGTATCGTTCCATCTGCTTGGTTATTGGACCGCTAGCGATATTACTGTTTTCCGTGTCAGATTGTCCGATAGATGTAACAGTATCCATTAAGCCACCGTCACATTCGTGCTCAATCTGCATTATAGGTACTTTGTAATCAACGCCGCCCTTATTAACAGTTATAATGTCGCCTACCTCTAATCGCCAATCGCCTAAAAATTTAACTGTAAGTGGTCTGAACTGAAAGCCGCCTATCTTGTTATAAATCTCATTTAAGTTAGCTTGTGTCATAAACGGATTAGCAAAGCTAAGTCCTGTTGTTCCGTCGCCGGCGGTTATTTCACTTGTTTTACTATCGCCAGACTTTGTATTATTACAAGTCAGTTTTCTTATCGTAAAATCCTTGCTAGTAGTAAAAGTAACCCCTTGCTGATAGTATTGGTGTCCGTCAAGCACGTAGCCGCTATCCTTATACCATTTAATTTCAAGGTTTCCGTCAGAATTAATAGCCGCATTGCCGCCTTGTAACGTAGCCATGTAACCAATCATTTCTCTCATTGTATAGCCTTGTGGCTTATCTGTAATTGTATGTGTGCTTGTTATACTAGTTGCTAACTGCATGCCTAACTTTGTACAGATTTCCTCTAAAATAGCTTTATCTGTGCTAGGATAAGTCAATTCGGAAAAATAACCTTTTTCAGCTTTGTACATCTTGTCATAAGCTGTGTACTTAGTGTATTCGCCGTTGCTTTCTTCTTTTGTTACAGTAAATATGCCTATCTGTACATACTCAATTCCGCTATTGTCCTTAACACCCTCAAAAATAGTTATGTCCTTATTTTCAAGTGTGATTTCTGGATTATAAATAGAAAAGGTAACACTACTACTGCAAGTGTTACCTATGGAAATGCTATTATTCGGATTGATTATATTGCTGTACTTAAACTCATTAAGTGTCTGATTGTATTCTTTTCCGTCAACTGTATACTTGCTGTAATATCTTGCATACAGTAAGTTGAAGTTCGCACCCCAATTGATATTTTTCATATATTGGATTGCCCCTTTCTGCTGATTAATCGTTAATCATAAAGCTAAGCGCAATAATCTGTGCTGGCTCAATAGCTTCACAGCTATCAAATGCACTTATGTTAACTTTCGTGCATTCAAGCACTTCTATTTCCTGTTCTCCTAGTTCGTCAAGCTCTGATTTTGTTTTATTGCTATCCTCTTTATTTTCTTTGCGTATCTTTTCTATCGTTTCTACAACTGCCTTAAAGTGCGGTTCTAATACCTTAATGTTAGACATAATGATAATTGCTAACTTACCACTCATTTTAAGCTGTGCTACGTTTCTTAATGCTTCATAATGTGCTAAGACTTCATTTCCTGTTATTTTCATAGTTAATCTCCTTATTTCTGAATTAAACTTAATTTTGCTCCGACTATAAGTCCGTCCTCATTCTTCGCCCTTGTGAGATACGGATATGTCACATCTCCTGTGTATATTGTCATTTCCTTTTGCTGACCGCCTAAGAACAGGACTTGTGCTGTTGGGAATGGGTTATTAACATCACTTACTACATCATCAAGTATTTTGGCTTGCTGTCCCGTTAGCGGCGGTAATTGTATCTCTACCTTATCCTTAAGACACACCAACGTACCAACCAAATCTCCAACATCATTTCTTCCAGTATTTTTAGACCAAATTTTCGCCCTAGTGTACGTGTAGCCGTTATATGCTACTGGGAATGTAACTCCCTCGATAATTACAGCACTTATCATTCAATCGCCCCTTTCTATCTAAAAATGGATAACAAAAAAGGAACATATCATCTCTGATACGTTCCCTTAGTTTTATATATTGTTGTTTTTAATATTATTTTAAAGGCTCTTAAAATCAAATTAATTTATATTGTTATTCATTTAGTAGATTATAGTAAGAATATCCCCACCAACGCTTGCTGTGTTAGTAATTTTTAGATTTCCAGTATTAGCTAGTTCAATACTAACTTTTGAATTTTCTTTAAGAGCGTGAATAAACATTCTATCTTTAGTTTCTCTTCGCACTACATAAGCCCCCATATCAAATGCTGTTTCATATATTAAAAGCATTGTTCTTAATGGTATATATATTGTTTCATTTGTATTTATAAAATATTTATTTATTTTATTTTCCAACAAAGCAACATCTGCATTAAGCCGTCCTGTATCGCCTGTATAAGGAACGAAATCATCATAGGTGGCATTAAGGTTTGTGGTAATCATTGGTTTGAATACTAGATTATTAACTGTTACACCACTTCCAACAAAAAACATAATTTTGCCATTAGTTAAATCACTAGCATTAAATATAGCACCCTCACCATTTTCATTAATAAAGCCCGAAGTACTATCAGCATATATATTATATGTTTTTGAACTTCCTCCAGATGGTGTACCAATAAGTTTATATTTTTTATTATCTCGTTTTTTAAATATAGCTAAGGCTAATATAAAAGCACTTGTAGCCTTACCATTTAACGTATAAGTACCATCACCATTATTGGTGCAAGTAATACCATTCTTAGAGGAAGTTTCAAGTGTTGGATTTAATAAATTAGTGCAAATATTATTAGTTATATTGTTGTTGCTTAGCTCACTTATCATACTATTGTTATTCTTAATGCCGTCTTCCATATGATTAAGTCTGTCTGGACTTAATGGAGTACCGCCACTAGTGCCAGCTTTCCACACTTGCTTTACATATTGAATAAAATTCATAGTAAAACCTCACTTTCTAAGCACACAAAAAGGACACCTCACAATTAAGTGAAATGTCCTTGTCATTTTGCTATTTATTTGTTATTATTGGTATGAGTTAATTTACATCCACTCATACGTGCTAATCAGAACAGGTCTACCCAACTTGTTCTGATTTTTTTATTCTACTTTTAATGTCAGCTTCATAAGTTTCTTACTTGAACCCCAAGGTGTTACTTCTAAATCAATATCACTCTTATCTTCTAGTATGTATATCCTTGCAACTGTAATGTTCGCACCTGTCTGCAACTCTCTTGCCGCATTGTTATATTCATCAACATCAAAACTAGCTAATGGATAGTCAAGTTCCTTGCCATTCTGAAAGCAAGTAACATTATAGTTGTAAATAAATGCTTCGTTGTCTTTTGAGTTATTTGTAAAGTCAAAATAAACAACAACAACTTCTCTATCATTGCTATCTGTAATTACTTCGTGTTTGAGGTATTTAAGCGTTGTATCATTATTCGTTGCTGTGTCTGTATCTTGCTGTGTTGTACTAGCTTGTTTTGTAGCATTAGCATTGTTACTGCTGTTACTGCTTCCGTTGCTAAAAGCGACTATCAGAAATAGTACAAATGATACTATTGCAAAGTAAGAGCCTAAGTGTCTTTGTGACTTGTCGCCTTTACTTTTAATTAAATCCACAATAGCCAATATAAAGCCTATTGGGATTGTGAATATAAATAGTGCTGTTACTGCCGCCGCTATGCTTAGTTTACTGTCTTTTTTCTTTGTTTTCTTTTCTGCCATAATGCGTTACCCCTTTACTTTTATTGTTCTATTTTGCAGTTATTAAGTATTAAAAATTGACCTTTTCCAACTGTGCAATACGTCTGATTGTCAAAGTTATCATTGCTTACAATGTGACTTTGCCTTAAATCATCATAGATACAATAATATCCTCTTGATGATGTAGCTATTAGTTTGTATTCTCCTGGTTCTATGTCAATTCCAACCTCTAACATACAATTATCAAGAGTAGTTTTAGTTGTGTAATACTGTCTGAATTCTAAAAGAGGTATCGCATTGCACTTGTTTAGTTCAAGATATTCTCCGTCTTCTACGCTTATCAACATATTGCCTTTGAAGTTTTCATTAAACTTTATTTTAGCTTTATTACTGTCTGCATATACGCCAAAATAAGCCAAACCTTTGCTTGTTAATGATTGCAAATAGTAATCGCCGTTCGGAATATCTTTACCTACTTTGTAAGTGCCTGCCTTATATTTTGTCAGTTTATCATATGTATCTTGTGTTGTCTTTTGTATTGTAGCTGCTGTGGTCTTTTCAGTAGCTTTTTGTGTTGTAGTTGTGGGTTGTGTATTTGCTATTGTTTTATTATCGCTTTCAGTTATATTATTAATAATAAATAACGCTGTAACAAATACTATCCCTGCCAATACTGCAATCACTATCTCCTGCGGCTTCTTTTTGTTATCTTTTTTATCCATTGTAATACACCCCTTTGCTTTTATAGTACTTAAAGTGTATCACAACGGATTGGATTATTCAATTAAATGTTAAATGCTGGCTGTCCTGTCATATTAGTATAGTTATTAGCTTTATCCTGCACCATTGTAAACAATTTATCAGCATCACCTTGTAATGTTATGTTTACATTGTTGTTAGCTTCTGACATAGCCGCTACAACCGCATTGTAAACCGCCGGATAAACTGCATTAGCAATACCTGTTGTAATTTCTTGTTGATTGGCTACCGCTGTTCTTCCGTCCATAGTACCAACCATTTCGGGCATAACTTCATTTGCAACGAATAACTGTCCTTTTCTTGGAAAACCACCATTTGCATAAAAATCAACATTAATATGAGGCACTTCTGGAGGCATAAGATTAAATTCGCCCTCAATGCTAAAATGTGGCATTTTAATATGAGGAAATCTAAGCGACAAGTCACTCCACCAGTCCTCTAGGTTATGCCATAATTCTCGTATATAACTAAAGAAATCTTCTATTGCAACTGATATTCTGTGAAGTTCTGGCTTGCTGTCCCACCAATCAAGTACGCTATACCATTCATTTTTAAGCCCTTGCATTATTCCGCTTGCCATATCGTTCCATCTGTCTGCTGTAAAGTAAGGCGCTACGTGGTTATTCCACCAATTACCTATAGCTGTTCCGCCCCACCAATTAGAAAAGCTATTCCAACTGTTAGATAAGCTATCCTTAATATTTTCACCTAAGTTGCCCCATCTTTCTTTAGTAAAATATGGCAAGACATTATCATTCCACCAATTATATATTCCTGTGCCGCTCCACCAATTATTGAACGAAGTCCAACTATCAGTTAAGCTACCTTTTGCGTTATCTCCAAGAGATTGCCATTTTGCTTTTGTAAAATAAGGTGCTACGCTATTGTTCCACCATCCTACGATAGCTGTATTGCCCCACCAATTAGAAAAACTATTCCAAGCATTGCTTAATGAGGTTTTAGCATTGTCGCCTAATTCTCCCCATTTTGCCTTAGTAAACCAAGGTGCAACACTTGTAGTCCACCAATTTGCTATATCATCTTTGTGTCCGAATGTGATTGTTTCTATCACTCCGTCAATAAAGCTAGGTAAATCTTCAAATGGTGCTTTTATAAGATATGCTAATTGGTCGAACATTGACATATCTATTTTCTCGCCTGTTAATTTTTCATTGAGCCAATTGCCTAAATTAAATCCAGCAATAGCAGCTACTATTCCACCTACTATTCCAGCACCTATAGTTAAGCCTATTTCTGTTGCTGTTCCTGCTCCTATAATAGTGCCTATATCTGTTGTAAGTAATCCACCTATTCCTGATATTATACTGCCTGTTCCGAATGATTTTAAAGCACCTTTAATACTTGTTCCTATTACTGTAACAAGTTTCTTTTTCAAAACACTTCCTAAGCCTGTAAATTTCAATGCCGCTATAGCTGTTATTAAGGTCGTTTCAATTGGTGCTGCCGTAAATGAACCACTCCATAATTCGATAGCTGCTTTAATGGCTTGCCATAACACATTACCAAGGCTTGAAAATATTTCAAGCCAATTAAGTCCATCTAAATACTCTCCTATATCATGTCCAATTGTATACCAAGGAACATCATCTATAGCCTTTGCAAACCAATTAAAAATTCCTGCCACAAGGTTAGATGTATCTTGACCTGCCTTAAAGAAGTCACCAACTGCAAAATCTTTAAAAATCTGTTTAACAGGTTCAAGTGCTTTTTCTATTCTGTCAGCCCAAGCAACTGCCGAATTTTCCATATTGGCAAATGCTTTATTCCAAGCTGCTTCATAATCAGCCGCCGCCTTAGCAATATCGTCTGTCAAATCAATAGTGCTACCACCGCCGCCACCGCCACTTGAACCCTTGCTTGAGCTTGTATCGTCCTGCAATTTATTTATTTCATCAAATCCCATAAGGGATAATGTAGCTTTCTTCGCTGAGTCAGCTACATCTTGGTAGCCATCTGAAATATCTTCTAAGCCGTCTGATGTGTCTTTATAGCCACTTTGTCCGAAGCTCTCAAAGTCAATCTTAACGCCCATTAAAGAAGCAAGACCAACTAATAATCTTTTGATTGCAATAGTTACTCCGTTTACTATTGGCATAACCTTTGAAAGAATTGGGATAAATAGCTGTCCTGCTACCATTCCTACCTCTTTCATATTGTTACTGAACTGACGTAACATATTACTTGGGGAGTTGATTGTCAAATTTGTTATCGTATAGGCTCTTTATCCTATACTTCTTATAGTTTCCTATAAGTTCAGAGTACATTATCACCCACGTTTTTACGTTTGGTTTGGTGGTAGCCACTTCCACCTCATACTGCCCTATATGCAGTAGTGTCGGACACTCTTGGGAATATTATATTTATTCAATTCCTACTCGTTACAATACTTAATAGCCTGTTCGTAATCTATTAAGTTATCTCGGTATTGGCATAGCTTATAGCCTTAGCCTTCACCGATTTTGCCCGATTGTCATAAGATGTTTCCATTCTTATGCAACACTTGGAAGATAAGTTATGTCATTAACTTTCTTCCGTCTATTAGCTAAATCACCCCAAGATACTTTACTTTGGTCTAATATTGCCAACACTCTTAATTGCTGTTTTTCCATCTGTGTCATTTCTGATACAGACTTTGATATCCCTAAGTTGTAAGCATATGTCGCTAATGTAGCATTAGTAATATCAATACCATACTTATACAATGCCCTTGATTGACCGATTAAGCCGCTTTGCAAGTTCTGTGCTACCGTTGAATAGTCCACATTAAAAAGTGAGCTTATATCGCCTGCAAGCATTGTCATTGACTTTGTTATAGCCGTTGTTGCTTCGCCTGTCTGCCCTAATGAGTTAGTGACAGAAGCTAACTGCGAAGCGTACTGCGTTATCTCTTGTATGTTAAGTCCTAAGTTCTTTGCTCCGCTTTCTTCAAGCAAGCCGCCTTGAACATTAACTTTTAAGCCAGATAACTTTCCGAGAGTATCATTTACTCTACTTTGAAAACTTTCTGCATATGCTGTTGCGTTATCATATCCGTACTTTTCATAGTCTTTATCCCATTCTGAACCAATCTTACCAAACGCAACCGCTTGATAGTTGAACGCTTCAATGTAATCTGTTGTTGACTTGATGGCTTCTATAAGTTTCTTACTGCCACGAATTACCATAAAATAAGTGGCATAAAACTTACCTATCGCACTTGCTAAGTTCCAACTGCTTTTAGTTGCTGTCCTAGCACTTGTAGAAACGCCATACAGCGACTTTTGAAGTGAGTTTGAAGAAGTACCCACCTTGCTACCTTGACTAGCAAGATTAGCCAATGCGTTAGTCATTTGAATGACATTTTGACTTACTGTTGGCGCTCTTGATAGCGTTGTCATTAAGCCATTTAAAGCATTACCTAGCTTTGGAATGTTTACAACGGCGTTTTCTATGCTCTTACTGCCTAGCTTGCCAAGTGACTTTGCAAATTCTGTGACCTGTGTTGCATTTTGCGGAATAGCTGATATGCTTGCAACTGCCTTTGTGACAGCTTGAAGTGATGTAGCTGTGCTAGTTAGTGCAACCGAATCAACAGAACCTATCTTTGTGATGTTCTTAGCAAGTCTTGTAAAATCTGTTGTCTTTACATCCATTCCTTTCATAGCAATACTAAGTTGTCCTAAAGAACTTGAAAAGCTGGATAAGGAAGTTCCGTTAATATTAGCTAATGAACTCGCTAATTTTTGTAGCGATGTTATTAAACTTTCTACAGAATCTATAGCCGTTTTAGATGTGCCTTTAATTTTGACTTCTAAACTGTCTAATTCCACGCTTTAACCCCCCCTTATAGGATTGTTGGCGGTAGTCCTCTCTTTTCAGTCTGTGCCGCCCATTTTTGCTCATTGAGTAACATCAGCTGTAACTCTTTGTCGTATGTATTTTCTTTACTTTCTTCTGTTTTTTCTGATAAAATAGCCTGTTTAGGATATTCAATGTGTGCATCTTTATTAAATGCCGCACCTATTCCGCAAGAAATAGCTGGAATTGCGTAAACTAAAAACCAGTTATACATTTCTGAATCGCGATTTTGTCTATCAATCTTTTTGCCTTTTGCGTATAGTAATAATTTTTTAGGTGTCATTTTAAGGAAGTCTAAATAACTAACGCCTAGTGAACTGGCTAAAACAAAGTATTCTTCCCAGATTATTTTGTGGAAGTCTGCTTTTTCTTGTGGTCTTGAGGAACTACTGTCGGTTTCTTCTGTTCCTGTGTTGCTTCTTCCACATTGTTCGCCATCTCTTCCAACACCGCTGTTATTCCGCTCAACTCGAAAAAACCATCATCTTCCATCGCTTTCTTAATTTCTTCAAACAATGTTCTATATCCGTAACTCTTATCTGTTTTTCTCTTCTCTGTGATATATGCCCTAGTGAGTTTCTTTGCTTCATCCATAGTTACAGGGTTATTGTCAATACAGCCTGCATAAATGGCTAAAATGCAAATCTCTGGTACATCTGCTGTCATATTTGCCAATCCGTCAAAAGAAGCCTGTGCAACACTTTTATCTGTCTGTGCAAGTAAGTAAGAACCATTAACGACAGAAAACATTTTCTGTACTATCTCTTTGCACTCTGCCGCACCAAAAGAGAACTCAACTTTGTATTCTTTTCCGTTTGCATTAATATTCATCATAATTTTTACCCTTTCCCACCCTATCGTCTATATAGGGAAAGGTGCGGATTTTACACCGCACCTACCTTTTAAATTGGTTATTCTGTTACATCATCAAGATATGATGTGTAGTCGGCTGTTTTGGCGTTTGTGCCACCAATCGACACAGCCTTTGATTTAGTCGATTGGCTTATCATTCCCCCACCTTTGTTACTGTGAATGTGCCACCAGTGCCTTCAACAACTTGAAGCTTGTCTGTGCATTCAATAGGCGAAGTGTTAGGAACTGCTGTTACTGTCATTTCAAGTACTGAATCAGTACCAGAAACATCATTAGGTGTTGCTGTTACCTGTCCGACAAATGCGTACTTAGCAACCGCACCTAATCCGTCAGAGCCATATAACTGAATAATATCTAACTGCTTGCCCTCTGCCTTGATTAAGTCCTGTAAATAAGCCTTTTCAAGGTTGCCTGTGTAAGTCTTAGCATCAGATGTTTTGATACCCATTAAGAATGTCTGTGAATCATCTTCAAATGTTGTACTTTCAACTGTGTTAGGTGCTGATACTGGTGCTGAAATTGACTTAGCCGCAACCATTAACTTATATGAGCCTGCAAAACCATCTTCACTATGCTCCTTGTAGATAACCCTAGCTTTATAACTTGTACTTGCCATTGCCTTGTCTACCTCCTAAAAATTTGCAAAAAAATAAGAGCATTTCTGCTCTTTGTTACAATAATCTATCATTTGCCGCTATCATTCTTCTGAATCTAGCGGTACTCTTATGTACTTTATTACTGATTGAGAACTCTGGCATTGCATTGCCTTGAAATCTCATTGCCTTGAATGTATCTGTAATTACTGCCATAACCTTTCGGCAGTCAGACTTGCTTGTGTTAGTGGTAACATCTACTTGAAATGTTGCTAACAATGCGTTAATTGTCTGTCCGTCAAGTGTTTGTCCTTGTTCAACTGCTGGCAATAAATGAATGTATACTGTTGGGAATATTGCTTGACCGCTGTTTTCCCCCTCATTGGTTATGACTATCTTTGGATATGTTTTTTTAAGCTGTGTTAGGGTTTTAGCCTTGACAAGTGCTGTGACTGTATTTTCAAGGTCTATCGCCCAATCGTTTGCATTTGCCATTAACTAAACACCCTCCTTGCTACCTCAACATATTTCTGTATAATTTCCATATCAGCCTTATAAACAGGCATTTGTGCTTCTACGCCGTGTGTAAGAACTAAGGTTCCGTCATCGTCATAGTAACCCCACACTTTTTGTACGCCGTGATGTTCGCCGTATGAGCCTATAACCATACCATTAACAACGCCTTTGTCATGTGAGCTACTTCCAGCCGCTCCATTGTAGAATACACCAGCTCCGAACTCTATAAACATAAGTTCTTTGCCCTCTACAATTAATTTTGCTTCAACATATTCTCCTGCGGATTTTATTTCAACATAACTGTGATGGCTTGTATCTGAACCGCTACGAACGCCTTTCTCATCATATGTATAACTTGCTTTTGCCATATTTTCATCAATGACAGGTATTCCAACTTCTGCAAGTTCTTTGACAAGCTGTGAAGTTTTTTTGATAAGCCAGTTCTTATACTGTTGTAGCTGTCTTATTGCCCCTTGTATTGAGCTTTCCGATAAAGATACATTAATTGTATGTTTAGCCATAATTGCACCACCTTAAAGCAATTTTAATTCTGCAAATACTCTGAATATTTTAGGTGATTGGATAGCAAACCAATCAATTGTTGTTTCATCGTGCCCAAACTGTTCGATATGTTGCCAATTACACTGTAAACCGCTCTCAGACATAAACGCGTGAATAATTTCGTGTCTTAGCTGTTTTTTCTGTAAATATTTGAAATCTCCAACTTTATTTTCGTTATCCGAACGAATGACTATTAATTTTTGTGTGTTATCACAAAATCCGTCAATATCTTCGTCATTTAGTTCTTTGAACTTCACAACATATTCAGTTCCTAAAACATCAATCTTTATATCTTCCATAGTCACCTACTTTACAACCGCTTTAAGCATATACTTAGTTGAATATAATGCCGGCTTAATGCCTACAATCGTGAAATCCGCCGATGTTTCATCAACAAGGCTGTCAGATGTGTATGTAGGCTTGCTATCAAGCCAGATAAGGTCGCCTTTTTGAACAGGCAACATATTCCTATCTGTCAGTAAAATAGCGTCAAAATCAGCGGTATCAAAGCCGTATTCTTTACTCTGCGCTTCTCCACCGCTGAATGATATGTTTGCTTTGAAATCAACCGGCTCTAAAAAACCTGTTTTTTCTTCAAGAACTTTGGGTATCTTATTTCCCTCATCATCAAGATAAGGAATGAAGTTACCCTCTGTGTCGGTATAACCCTCATAAAGGATATTGCCCTCATCATCTCTTTCATAGATAGTTACTGTCTGTCCTTGAAGTGAATACTTCATAGCCTGCTTATTAATGTCAAGCATTGTTCTTTACCTGCTTATAAATCTGATTAACACCTGTGCTTGATAATCCGGACACAATTCCTACTGCGATTGCATTAAGAATATCATTTGCCGGAAAGTCAGGTATTACATACATACCTATAATGCCTAAGATACCGCCTGCAACGCCTACGATTATAGGAATGTAATTATCCTTAATGTGTGGGATTGCTTTGGCTCCTAAGCCTATCAGATATGTAATTACAACGATTGCTACAACTGTTGTTACCGATGTTATATCCATTCTGCTATACCTCCTTATCTTCATTAAGTCGTGCTTCCAATCCGTCTATTCGGTGGTGTGCCGACTTTACACTTTCCTCAACCTTAATAATCCTGTTATCATGAGAATTAAGTTCTTTTCTCATTTCTATAACTTCATTTTTTATCTCTGTTGTGTTGCCTGATATTGTGTCAAGTTTCATATTTATGCGTGTATTTTCCTTTACACGCTCTGTAAGTTCTTCATTGTCAGACTTTTTGTTGTTCTTAAGATTAAATCCCAACGTAAACAGTCCGAAAAAGACGGAAAAAGCAACTGAAATAATGCTTATAATTACTGCTATTGGCATTGATATACCGCCTTTCATAATTAATAATGGCACACCGCCCACCACCCTTAATGTGTGCCGCCTGCTACCATATTGTCGACATCAGCAACATGGTAACGCACAATCTTCTATAAAACCTTAGCAAAAGGGAATACCCCGACAAATAAACCGTCTCTGTCTCTCCAAGTTCTGTTGACACCATTTTCATTGTAGCTTGCCATAAATGCTTCACCTGCTTGTGAATGGTCGTAGACAGCCAGATTAACGATAACGGTCTCAAATTTCTTCAAGTCCTCGGTTATCATTTTGTCTGTGTAGCTGTCAGGGTAATTTCTTCTTGCCTTTACATCTTCTGTAGCCTGTTTAATAAGCTGTTCGATTATCGGATTATCTTCTTTGTTATCGAACACTACCACATCAGATGTTGTTTCATCATCATTCGTGACTGTATCAATATGAAATTGTTTAAGTCTGATTTTGACTTGCTCCAATGCGGTGTATTCCATAATTTCAGCTCCTATAATCCTAATTTCTCAATTAACAACTTCTTTAACTCTGCTCCTGTAAGTTCTTCTGCGTTGCTTATACCTTGTTCTGCGGCCAAAGCCTGCAAATCAGATGTAGACATGCGATTAATGGTTGTCTTGCTATAATCAAAAGAAGCCCCAGAATTGTTATTTTCTGGAACTTCTTCGCCTGCGTTATACCATTTTCCGTTATGAATCACTATATATGGATATATCATAAGTTGCACCCCCTACTCTTCGCTATGAACCTCATATACGAATGTGCTATCCATATTTTCATATGATGGAAGAACAACTTCGGAAGCAAATGTTGACATCTTCAGGGGTGGTCCGTACTCTGTCTTTGTAGCAACTGTAATACCTGTACCGTATACTGTTACATCTACATCAGCTACCTGTCTTGCTGTTCTTTCTTCCGGTGTAGTTCCGAACCAAGTATTACCAAGACTACCTTCTGGAAGAAGTGTAACCTTGTTATCTGGGTAGAAGTACTGCTCCTTGCCATCATCGTCAATATACATCTTATCGTAAAGCACGATAGTAAGCTTTGTTCTCTTCTGTACTACTGAAATAACAGTATCATCATCGACCTCGATAGTTGCTGTGAGGTTCTGTGCAAGGATTGAGTTTCTTATCTGCGCATTATCAAGCAAATACTGGAATGTATTGCTGTTCATAAGTGCGTATCTGGCAATCTTGCCCTGCTTCTGTAACTTCTTTCTTGCGTTGTTAAGGTCTGTAAGTGGCTTTGAATTAGCTGTATCACTCCACATACTTGTGCCAGAAAGTTTTGCGTAATGGTCTTTTGCGTATGAGCCGTCTTTGTCGTAATCATAAGCATACTGAACGCCGTCACTCACGATAGCAATTACTGGATGTCCTGCATTTGTTGCAAGAAGTGACATTCTCATTCTTTCTGGTACAACTTCTGCACCGCTTACAAGGTTGTTAGTATCGTCATATACGCTTGATAAAACACTTGCAAGGTAAGGGTCGTCTGCTGACTGAATACGCTCGATTTCAAGCATTTCCTCTTCACCGACTGTCATTCCCTCGCGGAAAAATGCCATCTGTGTTTTTTCCTTGCTTAATCCCTCTCTAGCTCTAAGTGTTGGAATTGTGTCAAAGTTAGATGGTGCAAGTGAAACCGGAAGTCCTTTATGTGTCTTAATCCAGCTTAAATCAAGCCCCTGTTTCTTTCTTTCTGGAAACCACTGTAAGCCAAGATGAGGTATCTGATTACTAGCGTTTTCTGTTGCTGATAATGCAATAGACTTACTGTCTAATACTTCATTAATTAACATCTATTTACCTCCTATTATTATTCAAATACAATCATTGGAAGAGCTGTCTTAACTGTTTCATCATATGTAACGCCTGAGTGTGTTTCTGCTACCTTTGTGTTAAGATATGCTTTCTTAAGCAGTACTCCCTGCGGTCTGTCCTCTGTTACATCAAACCTTAAAATGCCTACTACTGTGGCTGTATTGTCAGCCTTGCCGGTTGTTCCGATTGGTGTACCTGCTTTGACAATCTTCTTGCCCTGTGCGTTTGTAGTTGTTACACCATCAAAATCAAGTGTTAATGGGATTGCTTCGTTAGGCTCTCTCTTTAAAATCTGAACATCTCCTGCGTATGAAGTCTTTTCATACTGCATATTCATTTCCTTTGCCATTTCTTACCTCCTGTTATTACTGAATGTAATGTGATAAAACATCATTGTTCTTAGGTGCATTAGATATAAGGCTTTCTGCTATCTTTTCAGCATTTGTCTTATTGTCTGCACCACCTTTATTACTGCCACCGCCCGGAATATCCTGATGTTTAGCAATCTCCTGTTCCTTAGCCTGTGCCGCAGCTGTTTCTTTCTCGGACATAATCTTGCCAAGTTCGGTGTAATCAAGGCTTCCATCATCTTTAACAACTGTCTTTGCCTGTTCAGCAGTAATCTTAAAATTAGTCATAGCTGCTTCCCTCTGGTCCCTGATAGCATTAGATTTCTGCAATTCTGCTATCTGCTGATTAGCTGTGTCTAATGCCTTATTTGCCTTTTCAAGCTCTGTCAGATTGCCAGCCTGTATTTCATCAAGCTGTTTCTGTAAGTCGTCTGCTGTGTCAGCCTTAGCCTTGTACTGCTTTGCCTTGTTTTTCTCCGTAGCAACTTCTGAATTGTTCTGATTAAGAAGATTTGTAATCTGTTCATCTGTTGCTTCTGGGAAAAGTTTTAATACATCTTCTCTTGTCATAATTACCTCCGTTAAACACACGCTTTTGTTACCGCAGGTCGCTCCTGCTGTGTCTTCTGCTATTTACCGCATAGCTGCAAAATGTATAAAATAAAAGCAGCTACCGATTATTCGATAACTGCCTTATTTTGCTGATTATTATTAAGTTGATTATTTTCTGACTGTTTTTTTCATTTCTTCGTTTACCATATCTATTGTTTTATATAAAACATCAAAATATGGTTGTGACTGTAAAGATACTTTTTCCGCATCCCCCCATAATCCACACGTTGCAACCGCTATTCTTGGATTTATTCCTGCTTGTAGCATTTGTGCAAGTGCTTGCGTCTTTGTATAGAGATTATCTAACGGACTATGATTAATTTGTACGTCAAAATCTCTTGGCGATAGTTTTAAATTATTTCCTGCTAATCGCAATACATTCAAAGTTACTATCGCAAGCCTTTTCTCTGCGGATTTTACAATAGGGTCTTTTTGCTTTGCTCTGGTTTTTGAAAAATCCCATCCAGCTCTCAAAGATACCGCCCCCTGTGTATCGCCGCCAGAGTTTTGTGATTCTCTATTTGGTATCGCTAGGATAGCTTGAAGATTATCGAGCAAATCATCTTTAGCAACTTGGCATTGTGTCTGATTAAGCTCCTGTGTCATAATCTCAACGTCTGACTTGTTGTCTTTATTGATAGATTTAACTGTAAGGGCGTGGTTCATTTTCATTTTTTCAAATGTCTCTTCATCCACTTCGCAATTTACAAACTTAACCCAATACTCAACAAACTGCTGTATACTATCCATTCTGTTAGACTGCATGTTATTAATAGCGTCCAACATGCCTATAACAAGTTCAATATCGGATATCCTTTCGTGGTTATTAGGAAACTCAACAATAGGGATTTCGCCGTATGTATGTAGCTTTGCTTCAACTACCTTGCTATCAACAATTCTAAAAGACATAGTGTCGGAAAATGCCATTTTGTACCAATTTCCATCCTCGTCTTTAAGTTCTTGTACAGCAAGCATAGGTTCTTCTGTGCTTTCATTGTAAGCAATGTAAGTATTCATTGGTGTAGGTGCTACAATTCTGAATGGCACATCTCCATTTTTAGGCTGAACCGCTTTAAAAGATGTTCCTGCTGCCGATTGCCACTCTCCGGCTTTAATATCTTTCTCCTGCTTATTGGCATCCGCCATAAAATCATTGAGTATATCAACCGCCTTATTGATAGCTTTATCATCTTTGCGGCTAATAAACTGGATTGGCTCGCCATACGTCTGCCCTACCTTAAACTGAACAATTTCGTATGCGTGGTTCTCAACAATCTTGTTTGTAATATCTTCATTAGTTAGCTTATGCCTGTACAATATTGGTTGGTCGCCCTTGTAGTAATGCCACAGATACTTTATAACTGGTTTATTCCAATTAAATATACCTATAGTACTTCCAATAACCTTAATAACATTATCACTTGTTATCCTGTCTACATTTGTATATGCAATTTTACGTCCATAACAGCCTCTAACAAGGTCTTGAAAATACATTGTGTTCATATCTTGCTCCTAATAAAATGTCATACCGCTTGAACTTCTGCTGTCCGGTATTTCTTTAATTTGAAAATTATCATCATCGTTAGGCACATACCATATCCATTTACGACAATGTTTACACGCCAGCTTATGTGTTCGTGGGTCTTTGCTGTCTGCCTTAGTCAAAAACTTGTGGCAGTTCGGACACATAATTGACTTGTCTTTGTTTGTATAAAAAATCATATTGTTACCTCGTTACATAGTAAAAGCACCGTCATAATTAAATGGCGATGCTTTTCGATAAGGATTATACATGTTTATGAAATTTGCTTTGCTCATTGTAATAATACATAATTTTTTCGTCACAATCGTAACATCTTTTATTTTTTTTCAATAAATCTTTGAAAAGCCATTTTTACGCTACTTTCTGTGTTGCCACCTATGATATGTGCTATCTGAATCCAAGTCTTATTTTCTAAAAATCTAAGATTGATTATTCTTCTCATCCTGCTATCGTCAACGTTTGCTATAAATTGCTCAACCTCGTTAGTTTTCTCTAACAAATCATCTTCAAGCAACTGCAATGTGGCTTTTCTGGCATAAAGAAGTGTTTTCTTTCTGCTGTACTCTGGAAATGGTATGCCTTCAATCTTAAAATGCTGTTTACCACCATCGCCGCCGCTAACAGAATCTATAACCATTTCTCCGGCTTCAATTTTGCTTATATCTTTTTCAAGTCGTTCTATCTTTAGTCTTACTTCTTTTACTTCTTCCTGTAAATCTGAATACTGTGATAAAACTTCCTTTGTTACCATAATGTCAATACCTCCTAAATGGATTTATAGCAGCTTCAACTTTAGCTGTTCTATTGCCCTGTGTTATTCTTAATGCAAAGTTCGAGAAAACATCTGGAACATCATCTAATTGTTTCTTACCCGATACTGAATACTGCTTTAATAGTGACATCATTACTCCATATGGCTCATTAGGCTTATAAAGTGAGGGGTCTTTAAAAATAATGTGCTGTAATATCCAGTTAGAACATTGAAATATCCTTGCTTCCTTATTCGTTTCAGTTGGTGTGTCAGTAATGTTACATATCCACCCAACACTCTCAACTCTCTTGTTGACTTCCATTGCCACTCTATCACCACCGGCGTTACGCTCAAATTCACACTCTTGCACTTTATTATTTGCAAGCACTCCTGCGGCATTTCTGTATTGTTCTTCGTAATCTGCTGTGTTATCGCATACACAATCAATGCAGTAATAATCATCACCATATTTTTGAAGAACCGGTAATACGAAATAATCCGTTCCTTTTCCTTTTGTATCACATTGCCCTGTAACAATCTCCGGTTCTCCGTGTGGCAGATTAAGGTATCTGCGGATTTTATCATCTGGGAATAATAACCCCTCACGTTCGATAGGCTCTTGTTTATACAAACATCTATAAGATATTTCGTCCATGAGTAATTGTTGGTCAGCAAAAAACTCTTTCGTAAATCCGCTGTACTCATAATCAAAATTACTCTCGCCTGTCGCTGGGTCTACATCTGGCACAGCAATAGTCTTAACTCTTTTATTCCCTGCGTACATATTCTGTATTCTTCCGATAACGTCATGCACACTCCAACGCGTAGCAATGTGTATTTCTTTACAATTGTGTCCGTCTGTATCTTGGATTTTTCTTTGTCTAGCATCTACTGCATATTTATCCCATAGCTTATCAAGTACCATAGGATTTAAGGCTTCCTCAATTCCGCCTATCATATCATCTACAAGCAAAAATTTACTCGCACGAACTTTACCGGCATTTTTACTACCGACAGATGTGCATTGTACGCTTGGGAATGGCTTATACTTGCCTATGTTGAACTGCTCTAACTTTGCGTTAGTGCTTGTAACTGTAAGGCTAGGAAAAATTTCGTTCCACGCATATTCATCAGCATTTGTAACAATATCGTATACGCCATCGTAGTACATTCGTGTAATGTCGCCAGAATGGGAGTAAAAAAGGCAAAAATCATTAGGAAACCAGCCAGCTACTAAAGCGTTAAACATTTTTTCAATAGTCGTCTTTCCTGCTCCCGGTATCAACGACACGCACAATATATCGTATTTATCATCAATCATGCCCTGCAAAGCTTCTATTAACCCCATTTTTAAGAATTGTTTGCGGCGTGGCATATAGAAACGCTCTTTAGGTTCTCTTTTCTTTTCAAGATACATAAATGCGCTATCTACTATTTTACTTTGGGCTTCAAGCAATAACACATCATAGTATTTATCAAGTAAATCAAAAGAACTTTTACTGTTAAAAACAAACTTTTCTATCTCCCACATAGACAGCCCTATATCACGCATGCAAGCCTTTTCTATGAGTTCTTTTGCCCTAGCCGTACATTTTAACATTGTGTCAATTTCGCCCTCATTCTTGGCAAGCTGGCACACGTTGTAGTAGGTTTCTATGATGTTTTCATCTATTCCATTTTGGGATATGTATTTTTCGCAATCATCTATCAGTTGATTTAATTCAGAATTCAAGAAAAGCACCTCCACTTTTCAGCAAAGGTGCCTATAGACCTCTGCCTATAACTGTTTTAGGGTAGCGACTACAACCAATCTGTAGCCGGTAATATTTTTATTAGAATGTCAGCATTGCATCACAGCAAGTCGGATGCAATCTATTCAAAAGTGCATTATAATCATCAATTACATACCGTGCTGGAATCATATATGTTTCAATGCCATATTTTTCCGCTGTTTCTCTTTCAATGCTACAGCCGTTCCAATCATAACTCTCACATATTCCAATGAATACATCAGCCTGTGCCAGCTTCTTAAGGCTCTCGCCTAAATACCATACAGCTTCTTTGCTGTCTTTCGGTGGGTTATCCTCAATGTAGCTGTCGATAAGCTCTAATTCCTCGCCCTCGTATATTTCAGCAATCTTTTTCATCTTCTGAATACTTGCTTTGATTTCTTCCTTTGTTCTGCCTTTCATTGGCACACTTACAAATAACTTCTTCATGTTCTCAATCTCCTTTTCCATGTTTTATCAACCTTTATCTTTCTAAGGTCAGCAACTACGATTAGTCTGTAGCCGGTAATTGTTTTTATTCGTTTGCTTTGAAATTGTAAATCGGTTTTATAATGTCAACTATTTCAACAGTATCTTTTATATTTCCAATTATTTCATCCATTGTTTTATATGCCATAGGACTTTCATCAATCGTGGATGTATTTACAGATGTTGTAAATATTCCATCCATTGCTTTTTGATACTCTTCTAGCAAAATGCTTTCTTTTGCTTTTGACCTGCTCATTGTTCGCCCCGCTCCATGCGGTGCTGAATAATTCCAATCTTCATTTCCCTTGCCAATTCCCAAAATGCAACCGTCACGCATGTTTATTGGTATTAGTACTTTTTCCCCCGCTTTTGCAGAAATAGCACCTTTACGAACAATATTTGTATCGTGTTCAATGTAGTTGTGAATCGTTTGAAATCGTTCAGTTTCTTTTGTAACTTTCCAACACATATAGTAACAAATAATGCTCTGAATGGCTCTTCTATTAATTTCCGCAAACTCTTGACATAATTTCATATCGTGCAAATACATTTCTCTATGTTTTCCAACAAGATATGATAACTCTCTAGGGATTTTAGTTGTATTTGCTTCGTAGGACTGCTTTAATTCTTTGATAGCCTTGCTGATTTCTCTTTCTCTTTTGCATTTTTTGTATTCAGCAATCAATTTCTCACTGTCTTGTTTGAAATTCGATTTTCCCGATATATCATCAATCGCCATTTGCTGATATATTTCCGCAACTTGCTTTCCGACATTTCTACTTCCCGAATGAATAACAAGATATTTATTATTCTTGCTATCGCTATCAACTTCGATAAAATGATTGCCGCCTCCCAGCGTGCCACAACTTCTTTTCAGCCAATCTATATTTTTCAACTGTTCCTTGCAATACAATTTTTCAATAATATCACTTGCGACAGATGAATTTTCTTCTTCATGAACTTTTCTACCACTTGGAACATATTCTCTAATGACGTTATCTAATCTCTCAAAATCAATATCAATATTCCCCAAGTTTGTAGTAAGCATCCCACAGCCTATGTCAACTCCAACAATGTTCGGTATTACTTTTTCTCCTAAATCAGCAGTAAATCCTATAACACACCCTGCTCCCGCATGAACATCTGGCATAATTCTTATCTTGCAATCCGAAAATGCCGGCTGTTTTATAAGCGTATATATCTGATTTAACGCTTCCTGTTCTATATTTTCTGTAAATATTTTCAAATCAGCCATGATATATTCCTTTCCGCTGATAATCAGCAATCATTATTTAGCTGTAATAAACTGTTTTGTGACACAAAGGGCATTTGCATTTCCAGTTATCGCCCTCTCGTTGGTCGCCACAATACTCATATTCTCTATTGTTTGCTTCAAAAATGGTATAGCAATTTTTACAACTGAATTTTAAAGGCTTATCAGCAAAATCTAAGTTGCCTTTTTGAATTATCTTCATCCGTTCTAGTCCTCCACATTCTTACTCTTTGTCCGCTCCATTATCTGCCTCAATAACAGGTTCATCCTCTAAAGTGGAACAATTCTATAGACTCACCGTTTCTATTACCTATTTTATGCGGCTGTATCTCTCTAAACGCTCCACACTCTATTGATTTAATTACTTCTGCCATGCTCATTTCTCATAAACCTCTCAAAATCTTTCCTGCACTTGGGGCATAAATCATACTTGTGGTTATGTAATCTAAATGTATGAATATTTTCAGCTTCTGCCCATATATCACTATCTTCAAAAGCTGGCTCTAAACTTGAGTATTGTGCAATCCAAGTGAATTTTATCTTGTTTCTTGGTTTTATCTTTATCTCTTTTCCGCACCTGTCGCAAGTGTGCCATTCTTTTTCGTGTTTCATAAAATTCCTCGCTTACAAATCAAGTTTATTCAAATAATCTGTTCCACTATTTTCAAGTGCCTTGCTAATGCCGTTAATCATATTAGCCATTGTCTGTTCAACTTCCTTTATCTTTTCAACACTTCCACCGCATTGTAATGATAAATATCTTTTCTGCCAAACGCTTGCATTTACAACTATATTATTGTGGACATCTTTCTGTGTAACCATCATTCCACCGCCTTTTAAACCAACCCTAGCATACATAAAATATCAAGCCCTGATATTCTCTCCGCACCCTCTCTTGTGTGCATAAGAATTTCTTTAAGCCTTTCATTTTCTGCATTGCTGTATTTATCTTTATCATATGCTTCTGAAAAGCAATAATATTTGCAATATCCATAGCCTACCCCAAGTCTGTTGCCGTGAACACTCTTAGCCACAATATCGTAATATTTTGGTACTTTTAAAATATCGTATTTTTCATCTAGGGCACACTCCTTATGCTCTGCTTCTAGCTTTGATTGAAGATATTTCAGAAAACTTTTTATATCTTCTTCCGTTTTAGAAATATACAAAATCGTTTCTTTCAATTCTCCACCAGCTTTCTACCGCAGATAGGGCAATAATTGATTTTATAATCAAAATCCATAAAACTATCTCCTGTTGTAAAGTGAATAAATACGCCATCTTCTCTCTTGTATATATAATCTTTGTAATCGGGGTTTTTGTAATCTGATGTATAAATGTTTTCGCAAAACTTACACATATCACTTCTTCCCCCATAAATTATCCGGTAATTCCTCGCCGCCATAAATCTTGTTAGCGTATTTCTTAAATGTCGGTACGCTACAACCTGCTACTTTTGCCGCCTTTACTTGCGAAGCCTGCCCCGATATGTACAAGTTAATTGCTTCGTAAAACTTATCTTTGTTTAGTGGGTGTACGCCCATAGCCATAATAATCACTCCTTACTTTGATTTTCAACTTGATGATTATATTTTCTTACATCACTACGCATTTTAGATGGCATATTCTTATAACCTGTATTTTGAAGTTCTGCTTTGAAAGCGTTAAAATCATCATCATTTTTAACAAATATACTGACATATTTATCAATCTGCGGTCTTGTCATAAGCACACCATTTTCAGTAAATACCTTTTTGATGTAGTTTGTATAATAACAATATCCTTTGACTTTTTCGTGGTATAATCCCCAAAAATAATCAGCATTTTCTTTTGTTTCAAACTTTGCCCTAATGTGATTGTAACAATGTCTGCACAATGTAATTAAATTACTTTCTCTATCGTCACCGCACATTGAAGCTGTTCTTATATGTGCCATTACCAACGCCCGGTGTTCTCTGCTGTTCTTTCCGCAATATCTGCAAGTATAATTATCTCTTTCAAAAATCTTGGTCTGTAAATCTTTATATGAACTCATAATGAATACCTCCTACAATTCCTTACTTTCACACCAACTACTCTTACAAGCGTGATTCATAATGTTAATTAAAACCTTTTCAGAAGAAAAGTGAACTAAGCTGTAATCGCATTTTGCCGAAAACTTTGTATTGAAATATTCATCAACTAACATCTTGTAGTCTGTATTATCGTCCATATCACTTATAGCCGCATAATAGGTGTCTGTATATCCGTCACGCTCTATGTCAGTTTCTTTTGTTAAATTATCTACTACTCTTGATAAAACCTTATCTGTTAATGGGTAGTGATATTCTCCAGTACATTCTCCGTGTTTATCTAAAAAGTATTTAAAGAATGCTTCTGTATTTTCTTTGAGCGTTTTATCATTAGTCCAATCGTAAGCTATCTTGCCAGCTCTACTTATCATTCTTTCCTCGGCAACTTCCCAATCACTTTGAGAGTATTCGCTTATCGGCTTAAACTCTTTCACTTTTTTATCTTTGGGTAAAAAAGAATTACATTGTTCTCTGTTAAGAGAATTACATTCTGTACTATTTGATTTGTAATCTTTGTTTAAGTAATCTATGTTAGTACTTTTTGGTATTGCTTCGTCACTAGCTTGTGTTTGATTTTTCATTGGCTCATTATTGATTACGCACTCGTGCGTAATGGTTTTTTCATTTTCTGGAATTTCAATTTTATAATCGCTTAATGGATAGCCATTCTTTTTAAGGTCCTTTGCAATATTTACAAGATTTACTCTATATTGTAATGTTCTATCCCACTTATATTTAGGGTTATTTCGCTTTGAGATATAGCCCATATCCACCAAATCACCGATATATCTTCTTATCTGACTTGCAGATAAGCCTAACATAACCTCATCGGCTAATTCTTCGGCGGTTTTATATATCCAACCATAGAAAAGCTCTCTTTCTTCTTCTCCATTGCTCTTCGCAATCTCATTTTCTTTCTTGATAAACTTATCGGCATCTGAAACTCTTTCGGACCAATAGATAAACTGATTGAGAATAATTGCTTTTCTATAATCGTTTGTTATTGATAATAAATCTTCTCTAATTACGGCTTTTTTAATTTTTATATCTGCCATATTTACCTCCTACGATAGATAACCCTACGATTTATATAAAAACAGTTGCCAGGAGTTCGTAGGTTACTCTTTTCATGTTGCAATCACTAGGCAACTGATTTTACCAAATTAAATTAAAATACTTTTTTCTTCCATTCTTCCTTGTTCGTAATTCCGTTACTTGTTTCTTTTACAAAAGCAAACATTTTATCAAAATCTTCTGCATTTATATAAATGCTCCCATTGAAAATGTGAGTTTTCAATCCAAGTTTTGTCACAAGCTTTCTTACATCATACATATTAAAGTTATGAATATTCGTTTGGTTTTTGATTATTGTTTTTATTCTGGCGTATGAATAATCGCTTTTCCCCGCCATCTTATTATATTTCGGATTATATTTTTTTATAAATTCTGTTTCTTTATCATCCAATTCACTTTCTTTGCAATTAATAATTGCTATTTTGGTGAATTTTTTATCTTTATGTGAATATGGTCTTGCTAATCCTATTTTAGATTGTCCAACATAAACAACCTCATCCTCATCCATAAGAAAATAGATTATAGGACTTTGAACATTAGGAAGTATTCTTGAATTTTCATTTTCTGCAAAATTCATAATATTATTACCTGCCTTTCTGATAACTGCCTTATTAACAAAACAACAAACAGGCACTAAGGCTTGTGCTTTTCGCTTCGTCAAGCTAGTTTGTTGTAATCGGATAGACAGGACCTGAACCTGTGACTACTTGAATAAATCAAGCGTTACTCCCAACTGAAGTACTATCCGTCAACTTGTAAGAATTTCTGACAAGCTGAAATAAAAAAGACTAGCACAGAGAGATTAAGCAATTCACATTTATAAATTACTTTGGAAGTCATTTATACGCTTAAAAATATTGTTTTTGAGGGGATATAAAGTGCTAGTCTTAACAGCAGTATAGGCTATGACACCTATAACAGGTCGTGGCAAAGCTGGATGGAAGTGATTACGCCCGTGCAGTTTGGCTGTTCAAAGAAAGTGGCTTCGCTCGCTGTCTATCCCTTAAGGATAACTGCTGATTATGAAATATTTGAAATAATTACTACGCATATTTGTGTGGGATATGCGTAAAACCTCACAAGCCTTGTGACGGCTCTTAACAGCTTTCCGCTATGAGGGTGAAAGGAGAACCTAATGTCATGGTAATTCCACCAAACCAGTAAGTTCAAAGGTGCAAGTAACGATTAAGTACTTGCGAACTACCCCTATCAGAATCGAACTGATGATGTAAGAATCAAAATCTTATGCCTTGACCGCTTGGCTAAGGGGCAATTAAGCTACTCTTTATCTTCAAAGAGTGCTGCAATATCATTTGTGCTATCAATCTGTTCTACAAAGTTATCTGTGCCGTTAGGATGTGTATCTGGATTACCATTGCAATTTTTGCAAGGCGTTTCAAACCACATTTTAAATTTATATAAGCAATTACAGCAATCTTCCTCTGGCTTAAGCATTAGACATCACCTGCCTGTCTATGATTAGCTCTGTAAGAATCAAAGCCATCCGGATAACGTGCTATAAGCTTATCTACGTTTGTCTGCATTACATCATCAAGACTGAATCCGCAAGCTTCGCAAATCATAGCAACGTACCACATTACATCACCGCACTCTTTCTTAAGATGTTCTAAGTCTATTCCTTTTTCGTGGAATATGCCCTTTTTAACAAGGTCTGATACTTCGCCAGCTTCACCAGTTAAGCCTAAGACACCATTAAGAAGTCCTGCTATGTCATTTATGTTGCTACACTTAGCATTGTTTTCTGTTAGAGGACTAATTGGAAGCTTACCGGTTAATTCGGTACACAGCCTGTGATGAGCCTTTTTATCGTTAGTACGCATAGCCAATTTTTGGTATTCATTGCCCTGCATTTATAACTCCTAACTCTTTTTTGTTTTTTAAAAATTTTTGGAATTCATTCAGCCGACTTGCTGATTCTCTGATGTGTTTATTGAATATCTTGTGATTAATTAATATGTGTCTATTATACACCTAATTAGCTTAAATGTATAGATGTTAATTAGATTATTTTTAATTAAATATATAAGTGATTTATTAGTATTAATTATATGATTATGTGTTATTTATATATAATTATATAATATGTGTATTATGTGGGTAATAATAATATAAATATATATTAATATATAAAGCCTTTTTCTTATCGTGGAAAAATGAGTGACTTAGTTGGGGCGTGTTCCGAGGACAAATAAACCCCCTCCGCCCTTGTCCGTGTAATTGTGTCTATTTTATGCCATATTCTCAAACAATTAACACAATTAACACCATATCCATACTATAACGCCGATAAACCTTAATTTATCAGCGTTATCTAAATGCTTAGCACTCACAAACCCAGTATTTAAGCGGTTTTCAAGTGGTTTAAATTGTGTCTGAATTGTTTATGGCGTTTATCTGCTGTTTATCCGTTAATTGTGTATCATTTTGGTTTAATTGCTGGCGTATTTCTGCGGCTGTAAGAGCTGTTTTATTAGTGTTTTCTCTGCTAACACCGGGCAAGTTCCAAGCAAAATGTCTGTTAAGTATTGCAAGGATGCCGACAGGGTTTTTATTGCCAGTTGCGAGCTTGTTTGATAGACTCTCTTCACGAAAAAGTCGCAGTTTTTGCGCGATGTCGAAACTTTTTGTACTTAGTTTTCGCTCGCTATTCCCCCAATCTAATATAGTATCTCTATTAATTCCAGTTAATAAGCTAAATCCTATAATACTACATTCTTTATCATAAACAGCACATAAATAGTAATATATATATAATATATACTCTACTTTATCATAATCATACATATTAAAATTATTATCCATAATGCAATTAGTATTATTTTTATTAATATTCTTATTTAATTTTAATATACTTTTATCACCAAAAACATATTTATTTATATACATTAAGGCAGCGTTCCATCGGCTCTGTGGCTCCTTGGTCATATCTTCGATGTTGTGGTCTTCACAGAACTGCGACAAATAAAGTTCTATGTCGCTTTGAAATACTTCGGGTGTTTCTGCTGTTTCCTGTACTTTCTCCATCTGTTCCCCTTTCTGCCGGAGCTTATCCAGCTTATTATAATATATACTAATAACATAAAAATAACCCGATAACTATTATTTAATTATCGGGTGTAAATCTTATATATTTAATTATTGAAATAATATAGCATAAATATATTGCAAAGTCAATTTTCTTTACTTGATTTATAGTTATATTTTTCTAAGATTGGCTTATATAATTCCTCTTCTGCCTGTTTTCGCGCGGCTGCTGCTTCTTCTAGCGTCTTAAAATAGCCTATTATATTTAACTTGCCTTTAAAGCCAATGTATGCAACATAATTGTTCGTTGTTTTTCGATAGCTTACACCCTTAACTCCGGAACTGTTCGCTTTCCCCAGCTTATCGCTGTTAATTGTACTAAGATTTGTTTTTTCTACCTGCCCTAAATATTTATTAATATTTTTCTTGGAATTTTCCCGCTTCACACATCCACAGGACACGCATCGACCAGATGTAAGATTGTGTTGAGTTTTATTAAAGATTTTCCCACAATTTAAACATTCACACTCCCATATCGTTTGAACTCCCTTCCCACTTATGCGTTTAACTACTTTAATCTTGTTAAATATTTTGTTTGTTAAATCTATATCATTCTCTTTTTTAACAACGCCCTTGTATTTTTTGCTTAATTTTTTAGCTGCTACACAGCCACACGATTTACTTTTCCCATACTTTAAATTTTTAGCACTTACTTCTTTAACTTTTCCACAAATGCAGCGACATTTGTAATATCTTTCCCCGTTTTTACTTGGGGCTTCTTCTATAGCTGTCCAATACGTGCCATAAATTTTTTCTTCTGGTTCAAATTCTATTCTTTTCATCGTTGCATTCCTGCTTTCTGCTTTAAAATAAAAAAGATGTATAACCGCCTATTTTAACGATTATACATCTTATGTTATGGTTTATTATGTTTATATTGTCTTATATCTGTTATTTTTACAAGCGACTGCACAGGATTTTCTTCGTCTTTCTGCAAGATTTCAAAATCTGCGATTATTGGCATGTCATTCTCGTCGTCGCCAACCCAGCAGCAACCAGAATCAAGGATTTCTTCTTCGTCTCCGTCGCTCTGCCATAAATCAGCAAATCTAATTTCCTCGCCAACCTCTAACATATTACCATTGTACATTTTAAACTCTCTCATGTCGTCCACCTTTTAACCTTTCTTAATTGCTTTCTTTTTCACATTCAAAGCCTAATAAAATATTGCTTGCCAGCTCTTCGCTTATTTCTTCTTCTGCGATTGGCTTTCTGTTCTCTGCTCCGATTATTTCGTCAAGACTTGCATCAATATCTGCAAGCGCCTTTTCTCTGTCAAATCCTAATTTAACAACTTTGTTTAATAAATCTAATGTTCTCATAATTGTTTACCCTCCAGCATTTAGCTGCCTTTCTTTTAATTTCTGTCATTATAATAACACTAATATTAGTGTCTGTCAATAAGTTTGTTTAAAAATATTTTATCTTTTCTTCGTCAGTTGGCGTTACTTCTATTATATCGGACGGCTGGCACTTTAATATAATACATAATGTATTAATCGTGTCTGTTGTTATGCCTTTTCCCTGTCTTATATTCTGTAGTGTCGCTTGACTAATTATCTTGTCTTTGCGCATTTTTGTACTTGTATATCCTCTGTTAGATAATTCCTTAAGCACATCTATTTTATATCTCCACATCTGTTTTGCTCCTTTCTCATAAGGTTACAAACATTGTATATTTTTTATGTTTAAAAGTCAATTAAAATATCGTATAAAATCTCTAATTTTGGTGTTGACAAGCACTAATATTAGTGTTATTATAATCTTGCAAATAAAAAAAGGCGGTCACTCCTACTAAGAACGAACCGCCACCCGGCGGTCTGGTGTAGGGCTGCAACCTTGCCACTGACGAGACAAGCAAAATATGAAAGGATGGTTAATATTATGATGATTTTACTTGAAAAGATTAAGAAGTTGGAACAACTGGAAAAAGTCGCAAACGAAGCAGAGGCAAGATATACAGAAGAACCAGAAAACGCAGAGCTTGAAAACGCCTTTGATGAGGCATACAAGGCAGAATTTGACGCATATATCAGCGCTGCGAAGTATATCGAATATATAACAGGCGGTGCAGTTGATTTTATGAAAGCAAAGGAATTGATACAGACTAAACGCGCGGAGCTTTTGCAGCTCTTAGCATAATTAGCGAGGCTGGCACCTCCGGGGTTCAATTCCCCGGCTTGCTAAAATAAAAGAGAGGAAGTACAATATACTTCCTCTCTTACCATTCAAATAACATTCACCTAAAATTATATAATGACAAATGCCTTTGTTATAATAGCATTAAAATATAAAAAAGTAAAGGAGATTTAAAAAAGATGGCAGGATATTATAAAAATCAAATGAGTAACAACGCTGTTTGGGCGTATTCGCAAGGTGAAAAACCTATGTATAAGTGGACTAAAACCGCTATTTTGGAAGAGATAGATAACATTTTTTGGCACGCCGACAAAGAAATAGAAATAGATTTTAAAAAAATGACATTAAAGGAATTAAAAGAGCGTTTTTTGGTATGGTATTCTTGGCATCATACAGGAAAATTTTACAATGAAACAGATTTTTATTGTATAGAAGAAAGTACAGTATTAAACTTTACGGTTAAAGAATTCGATGAAATTATATCTAACAGAAAAAAGAGAACGTATACAAGAAGAACTGCGGCAGAGTTAGAACAGATTAAAGCAGAAAAAGAAAAAGATATATTGCTTACCGAGAGAAGCAAAGAACTTTATAGAAAATTATATATAATTTATATATATAAATCAGATTTAAAAACCTTTAAGGGGCTAATAAACAGGTTTTTGAATGATAAAATAAATATAGAAAAAGATTTTGCTGAAAGCGTAGAAATCGCAAGGCAAAAAGAAGAACACAGAATAAAATGCTGGCAAGGAGATGTAAACGACTGGCACAACAGAGAAGGAATTGTTGATTTGTATTATAAAGACATAAGAGCTTATGTCTTAAGAATGCGAAGAGTAGAAGATTATCAAATCGACAAAAAGCTTTTAAAGCAAATAAAAAACAAAATAGTGAATTAGCTTTTTAAGGGTGTACAGGTTGCACCCTTTTGGCTTGCTGTGGTTTGGCTGGTTCAATTCCAGCCGCAAGCATTAAGCATATATTTTTATATGCTTCAGACTGTAGACAAAGTGGCACTAGGATACAAAGCTTAGTGCCACTTGTCTCT